TTTTTCTTAAGATCTGTAACATCTTGTCTGATTGATGAAAACCCTTCTAATTTACCATCTTTATCAAATTTTGCCCTAATATATGTATCAACATAATATAGTTCTCCTGACTTTCCTTTATTGGTAACAACGTCATTCCATATCTCACCTTTCATAACGGTTTCATACATCTTACCCCAATACCCATCAGGTTGTAATCCAGAGTTAACAACACTATGATCTTTACCTTTAACCTCCTCTAAAGACCATCCTGAAACCTCTTCAAATTTTTTATTAACGTATGTAATTTTACCATACTTATCGGTAACTGATATAATTGATGACTCATTTAAGAAGTTTTCATTTTCTTTATTTCTTCTTAATAAATCGTTTCCTTCTTTAACTGAATAAGCAAAAGTATAAAGGGATGATAATAGTTGGGCAAAATCAACTTCAACCTTATCCCATTTTCTTCCCCAATAACTTTCAATACATATAACACCAATTGTTTCACCTTTATAGATTATTGGAACGTCTAGCATAGATTTTATTCCAAGTGGTTTTAAATATGATTCAGTAAAACATGAAGTGGCTGGGTGTGTTTCCGCATCGTCCGCAATAATTATTGGGTTTATTAATAAAGTCAAAAAATATGGTTGGAAATCTTTTTTATGAAGTTCTATATCTTGATACCATTTATCCTCTTCTTCTATATATAATTGTTGACAAATTATTGATGTTCTATCTTCATTGTATAACCATAATGAACACCTGTCAGCATTAATTGAGTCTGTTACTTCTTTTGTTAATGCCTTAGCACCTTCACTAATATTTCCTTCATAAAATAATGGGTTTTGGGATTGTGATACTAAAGTTTTGTTTAAATCTTTAACGTAATCACTTTTTTCTCTACCTTTTTTATTTTTTTTTATGTACTCATATACAACAACAGACATAAATGGAAGAAAAGCCAATAAACAGGCATAACCGAAAAAACCAATCATGTCAACATAATTAATAAAATGGAAAACCAAAAGGGATTGTTGTCCAAAAAATAGTAACATCAAAATTATTGATACAACTAAAGAGATTTTAGAAAGTTTTGTCATACTAATAAATATCAAGTAAAAGCTTGACTTTTTATTTATGAGCATAAAAAATGGGGGTAGTTTTTGACCACCCCCATTAAAAGTTAATTTTATTAATCTTTTAAAGCTTTTTTATTTGAAGCTTCTCTGTTTGTTGGTCCTTCTTCTAATCTTTCATTAATAATATTCATTATTTCACCACCTAACATCCCATAAACTTTCATTGCGTTACTAACACCCATTTGGATATCTTTTATATCCCATAATGTGATACCATCAGTTTTTTTCTTATCATTATGGAAAGCTACTTTAGCGAAATCGTTATTTCTATATTCAGATTCTTTAACACTTTTGTCAATAACAAAGATAAGAACACCGTTATCTGTATATTGTTTATAGTATTTACCATAATTATTATCTTCACTAGAAACACACCATTTAGTACCTTTACCATAAAGGTTTGAACTACGTGTGGTTAAAGGGAATACGATTAACCAACGGTCATCTTCATACAATACTTCAGTTTCTTTTTTCTTAACCTCTGAACGAGTTACTTTTTCTTTAGCAATTTTTACCGCCTCAATAATGTCTTGGTTGGTCTCATAAGAATAAATGTCTTTATTATCCAATAAATTACGTTGTGAAAGGTCTTCAAAATCTTTAACAACCTCAAACATTTCTTTAAATGTTTCATTCTTTAACTCATTGTTAATCCACTCTACCCAATCAGACGTACATTTAATCATAAAAGGTAAGTACTTGTTTGTTTTAGAGGGGTCCATAGAAGCCAACACATCAATAACATCAATGGTGTAAGAAGGGTTTTGTAATTTCAAATCTTTAACTTTTGCCATATTTTTATATATTTTTTTTACTAATCATTAATAGTACAAATATAAAAAACTTTTTTATTTCAATCAATTAAAAAGATAAAAATTTTTATCATTTAAAAGATATTTATAAAGTAAAAGAATTTATTATGAAAAAAATAGTAAGATTAACAGAATCAGATTTAGAAAATCTGGTAAAAAAAGTTATTAAAGAAGAGGAGGCAGAAGTAAAAGAAAAGAAAACCACCCTAACAAAACATCCGGCTTATCCGGCTATAGATAATTTAGAAAGAAAATTAGAAGAACTTAAAATGGAGTTTAAAGATGGTATAGCTAATGCTGTTTCGGGTGAAGATGGTTATCATAGTGAAATTGATAAATTTTCTGAAGATTTTGGTAAATTTATTAATAAAGTATCAAACCTTAAAAGTAAGATTAATGATTATCAAATTGCTAGTAAAGATAAGATGAAAGCTGAAGCTCAAAAGAAAATGCAAGAAATGCGTAAATATCAACATTATATGAAAGAAAAGGCTAGAAAAGAAGGTCGTAAATATTCTTATTAAAAAAGTTTTTATAAATAAAAAAGGTCTGATTTTTCAGACCTTTTTTTATTAACACCAATCTTTTTCAGAAACAATTTCAAAAGGTATAGTATCATGGTAAGTCCGTATTTCTTGACCAGATTCTATTTTTATCTCCATATAATAATCGTTAGGAATGAACCAAGAAGTATCTATTAAAAAGAAATTACCATCTGGTGTTCTACTAACTTCGTTCCATTCAACATATTCTATTTGTGTTTCACCTTCCTTTATAAAGATTCTATAATATATTTTATCTACTGCTTGTGATTGATCATAAGTAAAAGGTATTCTAGCTATAACATTAACCCGTCTAGTATCACCACGTTTAATTTTTTCCCTTCTTTTAATACCAGTTATAGCGAATTCATAATCAAAAATAGAAAGATTATTAGAATCACCAACACCCAAGCCAAAAGCACCCGCACTATTATTAGACCCTATGTTATAATAATTACTCTCATCTTTAACAATGAAATTTAATTCAACATCACCAATGTAATTATTACCAATTGTTATACCACTCCATATATCAGTAAATTGTGTATTACCACAATAATTACTTGTTTTTGGAACTTTTACTGACACACAATAAACACCTGTTGTTATTTGTGTTATACCAGTGCTTGTTATTGTTTGAAATAAATTATCATCTTGGTCGTAAATAGTTACAGCTGAAATACTAGCATTAACTCTTTGTCCACCAGCATTAACATAAAGACATAAATTATTATTTTTATTTATAATAAAATTATCTCTGTCGTCTTTTATAGTGTCATCAAAAACTGTTTCTAAAAAAGGTTCATAAACCGTTTGTGTTTCTTTAGTGAAAAAACCGACATAACAAACACCATCTATTGGTGCTTGTTCTTCAGAGGATTCAAAAGCCACACCTAGGTTAGCCTCAGTTATTCCACTAGATATTAATTCATTTATATAATCTGTTATGTCTATACATAAATTTTCATCACCACGACCAAAGTGTTGTGTAGCTTTAACTAAATTTAAAGTTGTACCAGTATAACCAGTTGTTGAACCCGAATACCACATTGTGGGGTCATTATATACACCTAATTGTGACCAAGGTTGGTTAAAACTCCTTTCTTCCCAATTTACAGGTCCTTCACAATAAGCATTATCACCGGAATCACAATTTACTTGTGTTGATGGGATATAATCATATCCATCACCCTCATCCCATGATTCAGGTACCTCAAATAATATTAGATCAAAGGCTGTAGCTCTTTTAACTTCACCACAAGAAGCGATTAATGTTTTACAATAAATTTCTTTATCAAAACAAGAGGTATTAGTTATTTTAATCTTGTGTGTCATCCTATCTGTAAACAATTGTTTATTGTCTACTTTTTGTAGTATATCACTCAAATCTAAACTAAAAAGGTATCTAGAGTAGGTTACTTTATTTGAATCTAGTGAACCACCGTGAAATATTTCAGCTATTGGGTTTCTACCTGTATTAGCACAAGAATTTCTAACTATTACAGCATCTTTATTAAAATATGTTCTATAAAAATTCATTTAATCTTTTCCTATAAATATCTTAATTAATCCTAATGTGTGGTGACAATATAGATAAAAGATCAAACTTTTCTATTTCTGGTTTTGAGTTAGAGTTTGTTGCTGGATGTTTATGATAAGGATGGTTGTGATTTTTAACATAATTAACCAATAATCTTAAAAACTCTACTAACCTATCACCCCTAACCATCGGTGATAATGCGTCGTGGAAATTTTTTAAATCCACATCTTTTTCTAAAAGTGGGTTTATTTTAAACACTTTCGGTGTACCAGTTCTACCATCACTGTTTTTATATGAAACAATACTAATATAATCAGAATACAACATAGAATGTGTTTCTGAACTTTCTATATCATTTTTTAAATCCATAACTTTAATCCTTAAAAAACCTGGGTTAACCGTGTTTAAAGTCAGTTCTTTAGATTTTTTAAAACTAAATTTACCAGCTCTTATTAAAACTTCACCACCAGTATTTAATCTGTCTGGACCTTCTTTTCTCGTAGGTAAAACAATATCCGAATTATTTCTACCCATTATCGCAATATCTGTTTTTTCAGGGAAACCACCAGTAAAATCACCTTTTCTTTTTAAATCTTCACCGTTTTCATTTAAGTTTTCTGTAACGTCTTTTGTGCTTTTTGGTATTACGTTTGAATTTAATAAATCACCACCAGAATTAGCGTCTTCATAAGAAAGTTTAGATTTATCAGACATTAAAGGACCTATCCACGCTCTATTTTGTTGTGGGTTATTATTATTAAACACAATAACCATACACATCTCCCCAACTTTTGGCATAACTTGTAAATGTTTAGGTAGTAAAGATACTGCCCAAGGCACTTCAGTACAAGCTTGGTTTGTTACTTCTGGGTTATTAGTACTTTTTCTTTTAGATAAGGCATTTACTTTTAGTGGGTCTGTTATATTAGTAATACTATTTGGATCACCGTTAACACCGGTAGAACCTTGTTTTCTAACTAAAACAACATCATTAGAATTTAAACTGTTTGGTGTTAAATCTTTACAAAAAATCTTACTACTCCTATCAAAAGAGGGAATACTAACTTTTATTCTACCCTCATTTAATGGGTCATCAATAGAAACCACTTTACCATAAAAAATGTTAGTATTGACTAATGGGTTAGAATTACCAGATTTTTCAGTATTTAAAATTTTACCATCAGCCATCTATTAATTTGTTTTTATTTCTATTATTTAAAATCTCATTTATATCTTTATAATCCTGTTCCACTTTCATCCAGTGGTCGTACAAATTAATTATTTTTAACCTAACCTCCTCAAATTGGTCTCTTTTTTGTTTTCTAAGTAATTCTAATTCTGAATTAGTTAAATTTTCTAGTTTAATAATTTTTTCCATTTTTTAAGATAAAACACCATAACCATTACTGGTTGTTATAGAAGTACCTACAACTTGTACAGGACCACCCCCAGGTGGTGTCACACCACTAGCTGTAATTTTCTGTCCAGGTAAATTAACTATAGTAACTCTTGCATCACTAATTAAAGCGTTAACAATTTCTTCTACTCTAATTAATTCCATTTTTTCCGATATGTTTTGAGTACCGTCATCATTATCACCAATAAAAGCACCTGCTTCAGCTTGTCTCTTTATTATTTGACTAGCTATTTTTGATGGTGATAAACCTGGTCTAAGTACAGAACTTAAAGCGGTTCTTTTACTAACAGGTGGTGCCGGTATAGGTGGTACTTTAAATAAATTTAAAAGTGCTGATATAACAGATTTTGCTTTATTAAAATCTATATTACCATCTTGTTTCGAGTTTTTATTAATTTTAGGTACATTAGCCATAATTATTTTTTTTTATCCAGATAAGTTATTAATAAAAGAAAGTAAATTATTAACTTGTTTTAATAATTCTCTTGTTGTTTTAATTTGTGATTTATAGTTTTTTGCTTGGTCTTCAGAGAATTTTTTTACTTTAATCTTTACTAATTTTAAAATTTCTGCTTTGATTATATCAAAAAGAAATTCTACAATAGTAGCTTGTATCTCTTTAACCATACAAACATTAAAACTTTTAAATTTTTGGATGTAGTCTTCTACAGAACTAGTGTTTAAACTAGTACCATTTATATTTACCCCCGGTGCACCTATTGGTGAGTTAGGATTTATTCCTGCCGTGTTTAATAAGGCTTCACCCATTTGTTGTAAAATTAAATTAAAGGGTTTAAAAGTTTGGCTTAATATTATTGCTGTCAGATTTTCCCATATTTGGGTAAACATGTTTTGTAATATATTTTCTCTATCTGTTTCGTCACTAGAAGCTGTAGCTTTTTTTAAAATTTTTTCAAGGTTTAAAGTTAAAGATTCTTTAACTAAAGAGGGTTTTATTGTTTGTAATTCATTAAAAAAAGAATCTAAATCATCTATGTCTACCACAGATTCTACAGTACCACAACCCAAATCAGCTAAATTACCACCATTTAATATATTATTAACTTTATAATCTATTATATCTTTTTCTTTTTTAGAAAATTGAAAAAAATCATTGTTATAGATAATTGGTGTACCTGATTCATTTAAACTTTCTTTATCTAAGATTTTATCAACGATTGCTTTTGTTTTATAAAAATCTTTTAATCTTTCAGCACCAGCATCCGTTAAAGAAGAAACGGTACCAAAAATAACATCTAAAATAGTAGTCATTAATAAACTTAAATCTAATATTTTAACACTGTTTAAGAAATTTAATAAAAATCTTTCAAAAGTTTTATCAGTTAAATAATTTTGGTCAATACTGACTTTAATTTTATCTTGTGCAGTAGTATATTCTTGCCACTCCATGTACAGGATATTTTTCCAATTACCAGTACCGTTTTTTTTAACATCAAATAAAAATTTTGTAAAATCACCACCTGGTTCTAACGAAACTTGTACTGTTGGGTTGGTTGGTAAGTTACCTAATCCTAAAGTTGTAGCACTTACCGTTGGTATTGCTTTTCCGTAATAAAATTTACCTAAATCTGATTCTGGGTCTATTTTTAAAGTACCGTCAATATCTATATCTTTTACTTTTATCTCTAAAACAGGGTTTGTCACACCAGATAAAGTAAAATTGTTTTCTTTGGCTTTTTTCATTACCTCTTTAACAATCCTTTTTTTCATTTTAGCCTCTAACTTATCTGTCTTTTTAATTAAATCTTTAAAAGATTTTTTAATATTAGACCCTATTAGGACTTTTAATAAATCAATTAAAAGTGGTACTAAATTACCAGATTTTGATTTTACAGTATTAAACCCACTAACTGTTTTATTTAATTCAGGGAAATTATCATTTAGTGCCTTTGTAGCACCTATTTCAGCAAATAAAGAACTTTTATCATCAATAAAACCCATTTTATTTTTTGTTTTTGTTTTCTTCAGTAAACATGTCTCTTAAAAGTTCCATGTCCTCTGGGGTTAATTGTCCATTAACAGCACCATCACTAATATTTTCACCTTTAAAAATTAATTGACTCATTAATTTAACTAACGATAATTTTTTATCGATAGTCACATCTATTAATTTAAGTAAATCTGTGTTTGCTTTATTGACATTAACTAAGTCGTGAACGTCTTCTACCTCTACCTTTTTTTTATTTTCATTTATTTGTCGTATGGCAGTTGTTCTTTGTTCCACTAATTCATTGTAAGCTTCTTGTGCTAAAGATAAAAAACTATCTGTGTTTAATTTTATCTCTTTTTTTTTAGGTCTAGCCATGTTATTTTTTATTTATAAATATCAATTTATATGATTTTATAAATCATCTTTTAACATAAGATAAATTGTTTTATATCTTTTCATAGCGTTTCTAATATCTTTAGTATTTAAAGATGTCATGTTTCTCATATATAACAAAATTAAATTTTTATTATATTTTTTGTTTTTACCAACATCAGAACTAAAAATATTGTCCCATTCATCTAATATTTTAACTAAAGACACACCAACTTTTAATTCATTTTCTGTTAGAACTTTATCATTTAACTCTTCTTTTATGGAATTGGATATTTGTTTAATAAACAAATTTAAATCAGTATCTTCTTCATCTATTGTATAACTTTTTTCTTCATCATTTTCTATTATTGAAGAAAAATCTTCATAAGGTAATACAGATTTGATTTTCTTATCTTCTTTTATTAACTTACCTAATAAATAGTGTTTACAAATGGTGCCATAGTATGAGTATGATTTTTTATCTTTTTCTGAACTAAATTTGTGAAATTTTATCATTAAAAATGATAAAGCATCAGCATGAGCATCTTCATAAGAAATGGTTTTAGGGTATAATTTATATTTTCTTATTATACTCTCAACCATTTTGTCTAAGGGTTTTTTTAAAAAATCTCTATATATTTTTTCCCTCCTGACTAAATCTGAGGTGGTCCCAGTCCATCGATAACCATCCATAGCGTTATCGTCTGAAATTAAACCACCTAAAGATAAAAAGTCTCTTACGGCCTTTTCTTGGTCTTCACCAAAATAATTTTTGTCTTTTGGTTTTCTACCCCTAGTTTTTTTTTCAGACATAAATTACTCCACATTTTCTAGCTCATATTTTATTCCTCTATCTTTTTTAAAATAACATTCTTTTTTTGAAGCGTTGTACCAAAATTTAGATTCTAGTGGGTCAATAAAATATTTTTTATCATTTTTATAACTCCAAAATAAAGAGTTTTCTCTCATATTAATTTTTTTGTAACCAATCTTAGGTATTGTCATCATTTTCATGTCATAATATGACATTCTTAGTAGAAATTCATAGTTAAAAAACATTTTTATACTTGGTTTAAAACCACCGACTGATTTAAAAGATTCTTTTTTAATAACAGATCCAGATAATTGGAAATTAGGGAAATTTAAAAGTGAGTCATAATCTAAGAATCCCATTTTTTCACTAAAATCTCTAGCCCAAACAGGTTCATTACTAAAATGAATAAATTTATTTTCAGTGTTCACATCTAGTACAATAGGTAAAAATAAATCAACGTCTGTATAGTGTTTTTTATATTCCACAAAATTATCAAACCATATTGATGAATATACGTCATCTAATTCTAGAATTGAAAACCACTCTGTTTCGGTGTTTTCTACGCCTAAATTAACTTGTGAACAAAAATCTGTATCACCCTCGTTTTCAATTATTTTTAATATTTTTTTAGTATCTTCAGAAAAATCATAAGAATCTAAAATTTCTTTTACTTCACTACCTTTAGGGACAACTATTACTAAAGAATCTACATCCACTTTCTGTTCCTCAATACTTTTAATTGCGTTAGCAAATAAATCCTTTTCTTTTTCATCTAAAGTAAGGATTGGTAATATTACTGTTAAATTTGTTTCCATTTTTGTATTAATTTTTTTGTTCTTCTACATTATTAACTTCATACTTTTCTAAAGTATCTTTTATTTCTTTTTTTCTACCCTCAAAAATTTCCGTATAAACAGATTCTAAAATTTCTTTTTGAACCTCAACCGTATAATTTTTAACCGTATTATCCATTTCAGAAAAAATGTCTGAAGGAACGGAATCTTCTAACCAAGATTGGATGTACTGGGATAGTAAATCAGGGATAATAACACTATTATCAACCCAAATACCATTTTTTTCTGTTAACCAATCATTAACTAAACTAGGTAGTTTACCAATAACAGGTGTACCACATGCCATAGATTCTAAGGGGAAAGTACCAAATGCTGCAATATCATCAACCCAAACAGAAATACAAGATTCTTTTAATGCTTCAGAAAAAACATCTTTTGTCATACCTCTCATATCTCTAAATGTTACCCATTTTAAATGTGGGTACTTAATATAGAAACTTTTAAAAATTTTAACAGTATCTCTTTGGTCTCTAGTCATAATAGAGATTATTGGTTTTTTAGGTTTTTCAGATTTTTTAAATCTAGGATCTATTGAAACTGGGATAACGGATGTCTTAACACTGTTATTAAATAAACTATCAATGTAATTTTTTTGTTTTTCTGTTGTTGTAATACATTCAGTTATTCCGTAATTAGCCCAAGTTTTACCTGGTTGTAAAGTTTCTGTGATATAATCATATGATTGACATAAAACAATTCTTTTACCAGGTAAATTAACAGTTTGTTCCATTACATTAGCGAACAATTCTGGTATTATAATAAAATCCGTCATATCAATCTTAACCGTTTTATCTTCTATAGAAGCGTGTGGTAAAGAAGAATAATCAGAACCTAACCAATTTTTAATAAACTCTAATTGTTTAGTTGTGTACTCATTTTTTTCATGTAAGACATAGGCTTTATAACCCAGTTCATTTAACATTTTAACATGTTCATAAATGTTAGCGACAGAACCTATCGGTGAACCATTTGTGTCAATAACAAAAAAATAAATGGAAAAATCTTTTTCCTCCATTTTTGTTAAATTTTTCTTTAAATTCTCTAGAATTTCATCTGTTTTTAAATTATCCATTTTTCTTTATAATTTTATGTTTTAGTAATGTATTAAATGATAATCTAAAAGGTATTGATAATTGTGTTTCCAATTTTTTCATACCCATAGATTCATCAATAATACCATTTTCGTTTAATAATGACTCTAATAAAGCTTTAACAACTTCCCATTTAGCAACATCCATCATTTGAGCGTTACTAACAATAATATGTTCGGGTCCGTTATTTTCTAACTCTTCTTTTTCTGATTCCCCGTAACCATCTAATATCTCATCTATTGATGGTTCTATTTTAATTAATTCAGAAATTTTATCTAAATCAATAAAATATTCTTCATTTGCGATGCTAAATAATCCTTCCATATGGTTATATTTAATATGTTTTTAAAATTTGTAAACTTTTATTTAACAAGTAAATTAGAAATTTCTTCTATAAAATCATTGTCTAACTCTTTTATTGTTTTAAAAACAAAATCACTATCGTATGAGTCGTTATAATTTTTATTTATTTTAATACAAATTTTATTTTTTGGTTTACTGTTTATTATTTCTGGTCTATCTGTAACCATAACATCTACTAAATCCCAACAAGATTTAAAATCTGTGACAAAATTTACGTTTTGTATCATACATTTTGTTTTTGATAAGAAAAAAAACGTAGAGGGTACTGATAACCCTATTTCACGACTTATTAAATAAAATTCATGTTTGGGGTTATCTATTATTAATTGATTTAATGTTTGTACAGCCGAATTAATTTCTTCATCAGCATAACCAAATATTTCTAAAGTACATTTATTATATAAAAAATCCTCAACAGTTACCTTATCTATTTTTTTTTCTAATTTTGTTTGATCCTCAGAAACTAAAAAATCTTTTTCATTAAAATTTACATCAAACTCTATTTCACCTTGTTTTACTTCTTCTTCTGGGAATTTTAACCATTTATCTAAATCATAATCTAAAACTTGTATCTCATCTTCTTCTGATTCTGAAAAATATTTTTTATGTACCTCTTCTACTCTACCTAAAAAATTTCTTAAAACACCGTCTATTGAAAACCCTATTTTCATATTAATTTTTTCTTTTAGTTGTTGGTATCCTGCCGTCAGCTATAGCTTTTTCGTAGTTATCTATTATTTTAATTAACAAAGGGTCTCTTACAATATCTGTTCTATCAAATTTAAAGTGAAACATTTGTTCATCTTCACCTAAGATATCGTTAATAAAAAAATCTAAAGCAACATATTTTTCATTTATATCGTTTTGCCTAGAATCACCAATTATTGTTATTTTAGAACCTTGACCAAACCTAGTGATTGTGGTCATTAATTGTTTGATGTCAGCGTTTTGCATTTCATCACAAATAATAAAACAGTTTTTAAAAGTTCTACCTCTCATATAAGCTATTGGTTCAAATTTAATAGTACCATTGTCAATAAACATTTTTAAAGTTTTACCATCTAACATTTCTACTAAATTGTCCAAGAAAGACTCCATATATGGTTGTACTTTATCTTTTTCTGAACCAGGTAAAAAACCTAAATCTTCCCCTGAGGTCTCTAGTGGTTTAACTAAAATAATTCTTTTAACTTCACCCTTTTGTAGAGCTTTAACAGCGGCCCAACAAGCTGTAAATGTTTTTGATGTACCAGGAGGACCAACGATTGTTGATATTCTAGTATCTTTTATTCCGTTAAATAATTCGTATTGTTTTTCAGATAGTTTGACTGTTTTGTAAGAACCAAATTCTTTATTTATTGAGTCATTATTCAAATACTCATCGTAAGCATCTTGTGTATTTATTTTATTTTTTCTACGATTTGTCATATATTATTTTCTTATAATATTATAGTATTTTTCAAAATACTCAATAGTTTCTTTTAATCCATCATAAAGTGGTGTAAACTTAAAGTCTGGTAAATATGATTTTATTTTAGAATTATCACTAGGTTTTCTATATTGCCCATCAGTTTTTTTATTATCCCAAACAACATCTCCTTTAAAATTCATTAGTTCGATAATTATATCAACAACCTCTTTTATTGATATCTCATTAGAGGTTGATAAAATTATTGGTTCCTCTTCTTCATAATTTTCTAAAACCCATTCAGTTAATTTTGCCACATCTCGACTAAAAATAAACTCCCTTAAAGGTTTTCCTGTCCCCCAAATTGTAAGGTTAGTTTTATTTTCCCTCGCCAAATAACATTTATGTATTAATGATGGTATAACATGACCGTTTTCGATATCATAATTATCATTAGGTCCATAAATATTTGTGGGAATAACTGATTTGTAGTTAAGACCATATTGTTCCCTATATGCCCTTATTTGAATATCAGCCATTCTTTTAGCGTAAGCATAAGCATCATTTGAAAAATGTGGGGGTCCTAAATGGATTTTAGATTCGTTTAAAGGATAATCCACATTGTGCGGAAAAACACAAGTAGATAAAAAAGAAACTAATTTTTTAACCCCATATTTTCTTGCTGATTCTATAACGTTTGTGTTTATCATGATATTATCATAAAAAAACTCACCCTTGTACTTCATGTTACCACCAACACCACCGACTTTGCCAGCACAATGAATAACACCATCAAAACTATTACTATTAAAAAAATTATTAACCTGATTTGTGTTTCTAAAATCAACATCAACTGATGTGGGTTTGATGTATTTTTTTTGAACAAACTCAGTTCCTACTAAACCGTAACCACCAGTAACTAATATTTTATTTTCCATAATATTTTAACCAATATTCTATCATTTCATCCAGCATAGTCTCAAATGTATATTGAGGTTGCCAATTTAATTGATTCCTTAATTTTGATGAGTCCCCTTTTAAATTTTCTAATTCTTCAGGTCTAAAATGTTTTTCATCAACAACAATATAATCTAAATAATTTAAACCCAATGAACTGAATGTATATTCACACAAATCTTTTACTGAATGGGAAACTCCTGTTGAACACACGTAATCGTCTGGTTTATCTGTTTGTAACATTAACCACATTGCTTCAACATAATCTTTAGCGTGACCCCAATCTCTAGTTGCGGATAAATTACCAATGTGTAACTTATCTTGTAATCCTAAACTAATTCTAACGGCTGCTTTAACTACTTTATTAGTAACAAAATTGGTTCCTCTTCTTGGTGACTCGTGATTAAAAAGTATACCATTCCAAATTTTCATTCCATACGAGTTTCTATAGTTTCTACAAATATTATAAGAAAAAACTTTTGCACAACCATAAGGAGAAACAGGATTCATTGGTGTTGTTTCCCTTTGGTATCCGTCATCATCAATATTATTACCGAACATTTCTGAAGAAGATGCTTGATATAGTTTAGAGTGGGGGGAAACCATTCTTATAGCTTCTAACATATTTAGAGTCCCGATACCTGTCGCATTTGCCGTGTATAGTGGTTGATCAAATGAAATTCTAACGTGAGATTGTGCTGCTAAATTATAAATTTCATCAGGTTGTACTTTTTGTAGTACTCTTATTAATGATGCCATATCTGTTAAATCAGCATATTCTAAATTAACCTTATTACTATCTCTTAAGTGGTCTATTCTTGATGACTGTGTTTCAGATACGGAATTTCTTTTTACAGTACCCCAAACGTCATAATTTTTTTTTATTAAAAATTCTGCTAAATATGAACCATCTTGTCCATTTATCCCGGTTATAAGTGCTTTTTTCATTTTTTATAAAGTTTTTTTGTAGTACTCAATGGTGTTTTTAATACCTTCATTTTGTTCAGTAAAAACAAAATATGGAAAATATTTTTTAAATAACTTATTTGACATAATTTTTTTTGGTGCTCCGTCTTTTTTTGTTAAATCATAATTTATCTTAAAATTAGTTTTTAATATTGATTGTACGATATTAACAGAATCTTTAATAGAAAAACCCATTTCTTGACCTATATTAATAGGGTTTGGTAGGTTATGTAAATTTTTATCTATAATTAATTTTATTAACTTTGCAACATCCTCCATATAAACCCATTCTCTAATTGGTGTACCTGAACCCCATATATTAAACTCATCATCACCATTTTTAATAGATTTAAGTAGTCTAATAATAATACCATTCATTGCGTGTGTTTTTTCTTCATCTAAATAATCAAAAGGACCATATGCATTAGGTACCAATAAGTTTATACTTTTAATATTATATTTTTTTCTATAACATTCTGATAATATAAAACCAATTTTTTTAGAACTACCGTAGGACTCTACAGATTCATGTAAAGGACCTTGCCACCAATTTTCCTCCGATAAAATTTCAAAATTATCACCAGGATAAGAACAATTAGCTAAAGGATTTATTAAAATAATATTTTTGTCAACATCGTTAATAGCTTTAAAAATATTAATATACATTAAAGTATTGTCACTACAAATTTCAGGTGACATTTTAGAAACATAACCAACACCACCAACATGTGCTGCAGCGTTTATTATAACATTTGGTTTAATTTTTTTAATTTTTTCTAAAAAAATTTCATAATTTAATATGTCACAACCAGTTCTCCTTGATTCTAAAAAAATTTCGTAATCGGTATTTTTAAAAACCTCACTTAAATTTTTACCCATAAAACCAAAACCACCTAAAATTAAAATTTTTTTCATTTAGAATTTCTAGTTAAATTTATTATAGTAGGATAATTAGATTTATTATCTTCTATTATTTGTGGATACTGTTCAAAAGTACCGTATTTATAACCACCATTAGATATAAATCTATTATAATTTTCTAATGTGTAAACATTGTTTGTGGCTTTTACTATTTCCTCCTCACCAAATTGACAAGGATTTCTATAAGGGTATAGTCCATATTTTTTAGCCATTATAGAAATTAAAGATTCATCGTGTCTATGGTCTCTAAAATTAGGATAATTAGGTAAACCACATTCATTAGGTGAATCAGTTATTATTCTATAGTCTTGTCCGTATTTTAATAATTCATTAAAAAACTTAATTGACGTTTTATCTTTTTTAAACATAAAAAACCCACCTACTCTTTGACCTGTATCTGTATATTTTGGTTCATCTGAATTAGTATAAACAAAAGCATCCCTTTTTGTCCAAAAAGAAGATTTATGTAACTGTAAAAAAGTCATAATAGATAGGTTATCCCTATTAAAAACCTCCACCATTGGGTTAATTGAATTAATAAATTCTGAACCACTATCACAATAAAAAATTATATCTTCCTCACTTATAGCTGGGTCATTTAATAATTTTACCGCAAAATAGTATTTCCATAACCAATAACCAGCCCCTCTAGGTTGATCTAGTATATGTTTATTTTTTTTATAAAATTCAGTATCTATATCATTAAATCTGAATTGATAGACCCTATCAAACCCACCCACTTTTAAACCTGTTTCTGAGTTATTTATTTGTGAATTTAAAAATCTATTATGTGCGTAATTAAAAAGTATTTTCATTTTTATAAAAATTTTTAAATATTTCTGTATTTTTTATTTTATTGATATTTCTAGTTTTTAAAAATTTAGCCGGGATTCCTATGTACAAGCTCCAAGGTAAAAAATCCATTTTTCTTAATAAGCTATAAGAACCACAAGCAAAACCGTCTGGTAAAAACACACCAGGTAATAAACAAGAATGCGAACCAACAGTAACAAAATTAGCTATACTAACATCAGATATTTCACCACCAAATTGATCTTTAACATCTACTGAAGGTAAATCGAGGGAAACATCTGTATAATCACTAGATGCACAATGTATAGAAGAGTGATTTGATATTGTAGAATAATCCCCCATTTTAAATTTACCCGCACCACCAGATATTGAGACGTGTGAAGCTATGTGGCAATTTTTACCTATTTCTATAGGGCAGGAAATATACGCAAAATCGTCAATAATTGTATTGTCACCTATTACACATTCTTCAGGTTTTCTAATTCTAACAGTTTTACCTATTATTACGTTTTTACCACAATATTTTAATTTTTTTTTATCAAAAAATATATTATCACTCATTTTTTTTGGCTAATAAATTACAATAATTAATAGATTTTGTTTTTTCATATACACTTTCATTGGTTAAATCTAAAGATTTAATACTATCATTTTCTATTATATAAAATTTAAAACCTTTTGATAGAAGTGAAACAATGTCTTTAAGTTCACAATTAGAACTAGAGTAGGTACCGATACCATATTCAAATATTATGTTATTAACAATATCTATTTTTTCTTCTAACCCTTTTATAACTTTATACTCATAACCCTCAACATCTATTTTAATTAAATCTATTTTTTTAATATCATTATTTTTAATGTAATCAACTAGTTTTAAACAACTAATTTTTTCTGTTATGCCATTTATTACTCTATGATCACCGTTTTTATCCCATATATAAGTAAAATTTAATCTTTTATTTATACTTTCAGACTCTTTAAAAATTTCAACCTCTTCTTCACAATCAGATAAACAATATTTGTTAATTATCACATTATTAAAACTTGAATACTCTTTGTATAATTTATCTACATTATAAGATATTGGTTCAAAAAGATGGTATTCTGAATTTTTGTTTAAAAGAGGAATTTTACTATCTCTCGCACCCACATCAAAAACAATACTATTATCTTTTATAATGTTATTTATTAATGATAATTCAGCATAAGTTTCCGAATTATCATTTTTTACTAATTTTTCTAATTCACTCATTACCAACCAGATTTAATTACTTTAACAATTTTTTGAATGTCTTCTTCAAAAATTTTATCATTAATGGGTATATGTATTTGATTTTCATCAAAATATCTTTGATTGATTAAATCAAAATTTTTACCACCAAAAACAGTATTTTTATCAATACCTAAATGTACAACCGATGTAGGTATGTTTTCAGATTTTAATTTTTTAATAAATTCAATTCTATCTTCAACAAAAACAGGAAATAACCAATAAGAAGACTCTCTATCACTTTTATAGTTTAATAATTTTAATCCTTTTACATTGGACAACTCTGATTTATAAATTTTAGCTATTTTTTTAATATAATCTAATTTATTATCAATAATAGTTAAATTACCCAAACCAATTGTGGCAGCTAAATCATTCATGTGGTATTTAAACCCAATATTAGTAGCATCGTATTCTCTTTCACCTAATATAGAAGTTTTTGAATTTTCTCTATCAATATCAAACCAGCTTAATCTTTTAATTAATTTAGCATCTTCTTCTTTTTTACACGTTAATAACCCACCATCACCAGTTGTTAAATGTTTTATGGCTTGGAATGAAAAAGATGTGAAATCAGATAAAGTACCTATATTTTTACCTTTATATTTTGCACCCAAAGCATGTGCGGCATCTTCAATAACTATTAAATTGTATTTTTTAGCTAAATCATTTATTTCATCCATATCACAAGGATAACCACCCCAATGTACAGGTATTATAGCTTTTGTTTTTTCAGTTATTTTTTCTTTAATAGATTCAACAGATATATTACCATCTAAGTTTATGTCAGCAAAAACTGGTTTAGCACCACATTGTAAAATAACGTGACCTGTGGCAATAAAAGTTTGTGCAGGTAATATGACTTCATCACCTTCACCAATATTTGAAGCTATTAAAGCTAACTTCATGGTTACAGTACCACTATTAAGACTTATTGGATTAGGGTAACCGTATTTTTGATTTAGTTTCTTTTCAAACAATTCCGCTTTTTTACCGGCAGAAACCATTGTACTTATTAAAGTTTCATTTACCATGTTAATGGAATTATCAGATATTGTTGTAGAAAAAAATTCCATTTATTTCATATAATTTAAATACATATAATCCTCTGAAATAGGCCAATCTAAAACCCTTTCCAAGTTATCCTTTATAGCATCCATTTTAGAAAAATATAAATCTTCTGAAATTTCTTTGATATTAAAGTCATCTAATAAAATAATACCGTCTTTATTAAAGAAGTCACCTATTTCAGAGGTACCCCAAAAAATAGGTATAGTACCAGTTGCAAAACAATCAGTTATTTTTTCTGTAAAAATATTTGGATAATTATCATTTTCCATCGCTATAGAAAAATAATAATCAATTAGGCCATGTTCTTTTTTTTGAATGTTTCTAAAACCAGAACCATAATGGTCTACACTATTTTTGTATTTATCTATAATTGTTCTTCTATAAACATGTCCTGGACAAAAAGTCTTAGAAGAAGCTATCATAGATATTAATTTAGTTTTTTTATGGATTTCACGACCATCAACCCAAGGTACTGCATTAGGTATTAAAAATTTAAACTTTGGTGATAAATTTAATAACCTAATGTCGTGGGTAAAAATTAATTCAAAATTAGAATTCATAAATTCTACATTTTCTTTTACCCAATCAATAACGTTATTAATGATAGCTGAAGATTCTGCTATCCAAGCATAATTTTTCTTTGTACTATCAACTTTAGCATCTATAATAGAGTTATCTATATAAACACTTATGGGTGCTGTCATTTCATTTTTAACCCATTCAATATATTTAGGTACAGACCAACCTGATGAGGAATATGCGTGTTGAAATCCTCCCCCTATTAAATTAATTTTTTGTTTCATATTTTTTTACATAAAATGCATCACCCCATGTACCGCCATCCCAAGTTGTTTCTACTCTTTCAAAATTATATGATGACAAAAAATCATCTAATTCTTCTATCATAGGACAATTTTTATAAACTTCATCTCTATTAACTTCTGTCATAATATAATCAATACTTTTTAGATATTCAACAGAACCTTTAAAAACTTCTAATTCATAACCCTGTACATCGATATTAATAAAATTATATTTTTCTTTATCCCCAATAAAATTGTCTAATTTAGTTATGGGTACGACAACTTTATTATTAAATTTTATGTGTGGGTATTGTTTTAAATGTATTGATGGTTCTAAAATAGAACTAGATTGCCCTTGATTGGCTGATTCTACAAACATTTCTATTTCACCTATATGATTACCTAAAGCCGTTTTTACTAAGACAACATTTTTATCTTTTGTATTTTCTTTTAATTTTTCAAAAGTATGAGGCAAAGGTTCAAAAAACATAACGTTTTCAATACCAACCTTTTCATAGGTTGTTAATTCTTGACCAAAATGTGCTCCGATGTGTAAGACACCTTTTATTTTTAAATTATATTTTTCTTTTAATTTAATTAAATCTAGTAACATTAAAAATTTATTTTTACGCAATTATTATTTATATAATCAACCATATTTTTATCACTAGTAACAATTTTATTGTACATTAATTTAGGTTCATTACTTATTTTTTGGTATATCATAGGAAAATCCCTTTCAAAAAAATATCTATCTAATTTTTCACCGTATTCATCTTTGATTAATCTTTCAAAAGAAGTTATTTTTTCTGTTAAAAAATTAAGATTACAATTATCAATAAAATAATTAATTACTTCACCATCGTGTACCCAAAAAGTATAATAGCTGGCTAAATTATCTTTATTAGGTTTCCCATATATTATTAATGGTAATGTGGTGTTTAAATAATTTTTTGCTGTAGTACCAATATAGGGTGTGTAAATAGAAATGTTTTCTTTAAACATCTTTATTTCTATTTTATCTTTTTGATTCCAAAATACATCAAAAACTTCTTTTCTAAAATTATGTGACCCACTAGTAACACCTTTAGTATGGCCAAACCAATACACATCGTATTTTTTATTAGTTTTTTTTAAAAGTCTTAAAGCACTTTGAAATGCTGATACATCACTATCTATTAATAACTCTTTTGGTGTTATTTCATATTTTATGTTTAAAATTTTTGAGTAGTCCTCTAGTGTTTTAATCCATTCGTCACAAGAATCATTTATACCAACGTATATGTCATATTTAGTAAATGATTCTATGAATTTATCTAAAAACTCTTTACCGATATAAATTTTGTCTTTTGTGGGTATATATGAAGCGAAAACTACACAACCTTTCATTTTTTATAAATTATAGCTATTTCAGAAGATCTACCCATTTTTACCTCTAAACCACCAATATTATTTTCTAAATAATTGGATTCATCCTCTGTAATGTATTTAGATTTAATTTTACCTTCTTTTTGAAAATCATACAACATATCCAATGTTTTTTCATCTCCATTGACATAAGATCCGATGTGACAAGTATGTAAATCTTCTATGACATAGATTCCGTTTGGTTTTAAATGTTTAAATAAAACAGATATAGTTACTTGGTGTTGTTTCATTGTGTGCCCACCATCATCTATTATGACATCAAAATCAGAACCTATTTTTTCTATTAAATTATTAAGTTCTTCTTTTGATTCTTGGTTACAAATAAAAGTCTTTATTTTATCATTTTCTATATCAGAAAAATCGTGTAAATCAATACCATAAATTTCTGAATTTGGTAGATATTCGTTCCAAGTCCTTAAAGAGGCACCTGGTAATCTACGACCTTCATTCTCTTTTCTTTGTTGTTCAGGTAATGACGGTCTATATATACCTATTTCTAAAATTTTTAATTTTTCATTTCTTTTATTTTCAAAAATTTCTTCATAAAAAGAAACGTAATTATGGTCAGATTCCATTTTGTCTGTACCATAAAATATCATAATTTCATTTAATTTTTTCATATTTTTATCCACTGTTTAGGTATTGTATCTTCTTGATCTTGTGGTCCCCCAAGACCAAACCATAATTTAGGCCCTATGACAACTTTATTTTTATTTTGATTTAAATAAGCACCCCACCAACTAAAACTACTATTTGCTATAATATTATGGTCACAATTACTCATTAAAATTAAATCTTCTATTTCATCAAAAAAAGGTGAAATAATACCAATTAAATTATTTTTACACCAAAGTTTATCATCAGATATTATTATTGGTGTGAAGTGACCTATTTTTTCTTTTATTAAATTTAAAGAATTTTTATAATAATCTAAAGAACATATAGTATGTATATTTGGGAATTTTAAATAATCACCTCTTCTAACATGTATTGAGACTAATGGTAGATTATTATTCTCTTCTTTTACTTTTTTTAACCAAAGAACAATTTCTTTGTATTTTTTATCCTCTGTTTTTAATCCATTAATTATTTTTTCAACAATTTCATTTTTGTTTTCAGTAAAAAATTTTTCTGACTGAAAGAATCCTTGTAATTGTACATTTTTTTTATACGGTATTTCTTCAAAACTATGACCAGACTGTGAAAAAATATTGTCAATTATAATATTTTCTGAATGTTTAAATTCTTTAAAAACATTATTCTTATATTTTATTATTTCATTACCCTGTAAAGGTGTGTGTGAGGTATTAAAATTAAAAACGGGTTCATCACCAAATTTTTTAGCTAAATTATATGTTGCCGCAACTTGAAAAAGTTGATTACCTAGACCACCAGCAAAATAAACTGTAACCATTTTATTTTTTTAAAAAATTATAATCCATATAAGCCCCTTGTATATCAGAATGTCCATCTTTTTGCCAAGCTAAATGGGGTAAAAAACAATAAGTATTTAAAACTCTATGTAGGTCACCCAAGAAATAATCTGCAGCGACAGAAGGTTTATGTGTAATTGTTAAATCTGACATAACTTTATTTATTTTATTTTCTAAATGTTGTATCATTATGTCGTAACTACTTTCTTTAATACCACAAGCGTGTATTGCGTAACTTCTATTTATTTTTACTATACCTTCAGTGATAGGTAAATAACCACCAACGTGGTTACCGCCAAAAAACAAATAATCCCAATCGTTAGGTACCCTTTCTATTAAAGATTCAAATAATTCGTTAACTTTTTCTTTAAAAAAAACATCATCTTCTAAAAGAAGTAATTTTTTTACCTTATTTTCTTTAGCTTTTTTTAAAGCATTTAAATGACTATAACTACCAGCTAATTCCGCACTATAAACAGAACCTTGTGGTAAACCCAATTCCTTACCGTCTACTGCTGAAAATCTTTCAACATCCAATCCAATTTTTTCGAATTGTGGTAAACAATTTTCTTCCCACCTATCAGTTCTTCTATCTAAATTTATACAATAAATTTTATCAAAATATTCATTTATTCCCATGTTTGAAACTTTTTATCTACTTTTACAATGTTATAAAATTTGTCTGGTGCCCCACCCATTAGAGCTTGTTGTGGATACATCCATTTATCAAAGTAATCAACTATTTTATTTATATTTCTAAAATTAGGACTAGCTGAAGAGTTTTGTAATTTTCTAAATAAATTTTTTCTTATATAACTCATATGATGCATTTCTATTTCATCACGAGTAAATATTTTACATTTACCAGGTTCCATTCTTCTAGTTGGGTCTACTAATACAGGGAATGGATGTCCTATTACATATTCTCTATTTTGTCTTATTTTATACAAAAGTGAAACAAAATATTCTTCTTTAGGTTCTAATCTGTATGTTGGTTCTTTATAATAAGTTGTCATTTGACAAGCCGAAGAATCGTAGTCACCTTCTAACATTATTTTTTTAAGATATTTAAACTCTTCCTCATCATAAAATTCATCAGAATCCATGGCCATATGATGTGTACAACCAGCTCCTTCAGATAAAGAAAGACCAATATTTCTTTTAGTTATTTCATTAAAATGACCACCTCTATTAATTTTTGGTTTAAACTCAAAAATTTCATCAATTAAATTTTTATTTTTTAAATACTCTAAAATTGACACCAAATTTTTATCACATTCGTTCCCAAAATTAGAAATAGTTTGATAAACCACAGATATGTAATCAACGTTATTTCTTATTGATTTAATAGAGCTTTCTAATAATTCTTCACCGTCAAAAATATTATATGATACACCTATTTTCATTACACTAAATTTTTTAAAGTTCTTTCAACAATCATTTCCATATCTTTTTCAGATACATTTTCAAAATGTTTGTAAGTTTTTTTATTTTTTAAGATATAAGGTATTATTCTTTGGGTATAATCCTCAGCTTCATTTTGCCATTTTTTATCACTCTTGTTTCTTGTTTGTGATTCATAGTGATAACATACAGCATCAGAAACAAAATAATTTTTTAAATTACGGTTTAAACAATCTATGTTAAGTTGTACATCCTCAAAACATTCTTTATAAGATTCTTCAAACCCGCCAATTAGATCAAATATATCTTTTTTAATTAACATAAAAGCTGCTGTATTACCAAATACATCTCTTGTTTGTGTTGGGTATGTATAATAGGATTTTAAACCTTTATGGGTTAACATTACTCTACGGTCTTGTCCTAAGTATAAAATAATTCCACCGTGTTGTATAGTATTATCCTCAAAATGTAGTCTAGCCCCAATAGTACCCACCATTTTATTTTTAAGGTAAACGTCAACCATTCTACTGATAGCGTCATTAACTAATTGAATATCGTTATTACAAAATAATAATAATTCACTATCATTAGGAACATGATTTTTTACAACATCGTTATTTATAGATGCAAAATTATAATAATCATATTCTACTAATCTTATTTTTATTTTATCTATGTTATTATTTATCAATTCCTCAATACCTTTCTTTTCCTCTAAAGAAGAACCTGTGTCTGCAATTATAATCTCTAAATTATCATAAGAATCTTTTTCAACTATAGAATTAACACAATTAGATAATAAATCTACATTACCTTTAGTTGGTATAATAACCGATATTTTAGGTGTTCTTTTTAGTTTTTTAATCGGATTTTTTTCGTAGATTAAATCAACTTTTAGATTATATGGTAAATTTTCTTTGTAATTTTCTGAAAATTGTTTTCTATTGTCTTCCCACTCTTGATTTGTCATACCAATAGATTTATGTGTTACTGTAACATCAAAAATAACACCCACTTTAACACCACTTAAATGATTATTAAAACTAAAATCTATATCGTAAAAATGAAAACCTTTAATATTTTCATTAAATTCTTTTTTAATTTTTTCTTTATTGATTACAAAAAATAAACCGTCTACAGATATTGTTTGAATAATTTCTTTACCAAAATTATTGGAGTATTTATTTTCCCAAGTTTTACCATCGTTTTGATGTTTAACAATACCAACCATTTTAGCTCTATCTTGCCACCACATACCACTTTCAGGTAAATTAGTGGTACCAGCAACACCTAAAATACCATAATCACTCTGATTAAAATGATTTAATATTTTTTTACCCCAATTATTAGGTAATATTAAATCATCGTGGATAAAAGCTATTATATTATTTTTAGATTGTTTTAAACCTAAATTATAAGCTTCAGTTAAAGAATATTTACCTTGATTTATTATTTGTATAATTTCAAAATCTTTAACACCAATAGTTTGTGTTATGTGTTTTTTATATTCAGGGTTATCTTCTCTAGTTGAGAATACTATAGTAATCATAGATTTATTTTTCTATTTCAATAATGTTTATTGGTTCTTCACAGTAAACAGATAAATGACACGAAGCTTTAATAGCCTCTTTAACTGAATTACCTAAATAAAGTGCGGCTAAAGCGAAGTCCATTCCAGCACCAATTGCTGTATAATCAGTTACTTCTTTACACCAAAAACCTTCCATTACAAATGCCTTACCTTCAAAAACAATAATATATTGATTGCTTAATTTAGGTTCTTCAGTTTTATTTCTATACCAATCTTGGAATTCGGACATAAATTCAACTAAAGCATCTACTGATGCTTCTCTAGGTTTTCTAGTTTTAGAATAAATTAAAAATAATCCACCTTCTTGTGCATCACCACAATCACCTATGACCATTCCGTTAACTTCATTAAGTTTAGCTAACTTATCTTTTTCTTGTGTCCATCCAGAGACTAAAATACTATCAGCTCCGATAGTTATTTTTTTATTTGTTACTTTTACTGCTACTACTGACATTTTTAAGCTGTTGTTGTTATATTATAAATTCCGTTATTTAAAGTTATATTATCAGTACCCGATGTTGTATACCAAACTTGTGGGTATGTTCGTGGGTACGGATTAGTATATGGATTAGTTTCAAATGGTACAAAAGGGTTTATTTGTGGGTTGGGGTTAACAGTTATTGGGTTATCCCAACCCTTAATTTTATTTACTTTTAAAGTAAATTCTCTCCATAAACCATTAGGTAGTAAACTATTTAACTGTTCATAAAAATCATGAACATTAACATCCTCTTCGATGGTAATAGTTTTATTAATAGTATCTAACTGTATTTTCATTATTTAGTACCCGTTGATCCAAATCCACCTTCACCTCTTTCGGATTGGCTTATTTCTTTAACTTCTATTAAATCACCGTAATCTGAACTAACTCTTGGTGAAACAACCCCTTGAGCTATTCTTTCTCCTTTTTCCCAAGTAAATTCTTCATTACTTAAATTTATTAAAAGAACTTTAATTTCACCACGATAACCAGTGTCAACAGTTCCTGGTGAATTTAATACTGTTATACCATTTTTATATGCTAAACCACTTCTTGGTCTAATTTGTAATTCATACCCATCAGGTAATTCAAAGTATAAACCAGTACTAACAAGTTTTCTTTCTAATGGTTTTAATGTGCCATCTTCATTAGACCTTAAATCAAAACCAGAATCACCTATTTTTTCATATAAAGGATTTTTATTTTCTGACTTATTGATAAATTTTATTTTTATTTTATCATTTTTTTCTTTTTTAAAATAAGTTACACTATTCATCAATTCTAATGCCTGTTTTATTTCTTTTTTTTGTTCATTAGGTAAAGCATCTAAACTTAACAAATACTCTAACTCTTTTATTTTTTCGCTAATTTCTCCCATTATTTAAGATTATTTAATTTATTAATAATATCAACAAGAGCTTTTACATCTCTTTCACAATATTCTTTAATTTCTTCATGATTACCCTCCCAATAATTAGTGGTAACATTATCCCCCTTAACATCACCATTTTTAGGTGACTCAATATTTAAAACAGAACAGATTAAATCCAAAGAACCCAAAGACCAATTATTACCAAATTGCCAAATTTCTTTAGTATCCAAAACTCTAAGGTCCCACGGTTTGGTATCGTGTGCCGGAAAAAGCTTGGGTGGTTTTAATCCATTAATAAAATATCTTTTACCTAAAAATGGGATATCAAAAATTTTAATACTTTGACCACATAAATCAAAACCAAGAGGTTCAATTTTATCAAAAATTTTCTTAGTTTCTGTTAAAATTTGTATTTCGTCTTCACCATAAAAAGATTCGTATCTAACCTCACCATTTTTTGTTACAAATGCCATAGATACACAAGCAACTTTACCAAATTCAGGGAAAAAAGCTGCTGTTTGTCTATAAACTTCTTTATTTACATTTTTTTGATTAAAGTTTTTACTCAACCCTTGGTCTAACTTACTTTCATCTGTAACTTTTTTTCTAAAAGTATCATAATAAGATTCCCACATTTTTAGTTTATCTTCAGGCATTTCGTATAAATCTTTATACTGACTTACCGTCTCAATATCAAAAAATAGTAATTTATCTACTTTAAATTGCATTTGTTTCTTCAATTAATTGTTCTAATTCTTTTCTATTATCACTAACCATTTTTTTATACAAAGAGGCTCTTGATTTTGTTACCGTATCAATGTGATATTTTTCTTTAACAGTATTATATAAATTATTTTGTAACAAATCAACTAATTCAGGGTTTTCAATTAATTTTTTCATTGCTTTATACCAATCTTTGTGATTTCTATTACCATCAATTAATATAGCGTTACCATTCTCATTTATTTTACCACCCCTCTCAAATATATTAACACAATCTATTTTATAAGGCCCAAAATCTTGTGCAATTAAAGCTTTTTTATGGAAACCAGCTTCAATAACCTTTAGTTGGGATTTGACTTTATTAAAAACGTGCTCAACTAATGGTGCCATAGATACATCAAATGAATTATAATTCATAGCAAAAGTAGTAATTGGTTTTGTCCAAACTCTACGATATGTTTGGTCAATAATTTTTAGATTATCCTCTAAATCTCTATCATATTTTAATAAAAGATCTTTGTATTCAGAATTAACCACTTCTAAATCATTGGTAAACATTTGTTCGTATTTGTTCCAAACACTTTCTTCTGGTTTTATTTTTCTTGTTCTTTGTTGTCCCGTATTTTTATCAATCTCAGTAATATTTCCTCTAATATCAAAACCACATAAAACAAACTGTGATTCTTCTTTATATTCTCTTAAAAATTGTAAAACATTTGGAGCCATCAATCTTAAATCGTGAAAATGTGAAGAACCACCTAACCAACCAAATCTAAGTTTTTTATCGGTTTCTTCTTTTTTTGGTGTGAATTGTTTTTCGGAAGGGTCAATAGCATTAGGTAATACTATTACATTTTTATTAAATTTAGAAATTTCGTTAGCAAACAAAGGTGTCGTTGTTGTTACAAAATCAACCCTTTTTAAATTTTCTTTAATTTTAACATCTAATTGTTCTCTGGTTATTAGGAAATATGCCGGATGTTCTTTAGTTGGTGCCCAATAGTCATCCAAATCCATCACTGTTATTATACCTAATGATTTTAATTTATCTAAAATTTTAAAAGATTCTTCTAAATAAACTTGTTGTACTGTATTTTCTTTTTTAGCCGGTAAACCTCTGTGAAAATGAATTATGTCATATTTTTTTAAAAACTCATCATCACTCCAATCAAAATCTATTGTACCAGCAGTTATTATATCTACATGAAATTCATCACTATATAATTCCTGTAATTTCATGTGTGGTTCTACTGAACGAAATTTAGAAACACCAGTTCTATCTGAAGGTAGAACCAAAACTTTAATTTTACTCATATTAATATTTTTTAAAAAATATAAGTAATTATTTAATCTTAGTAAACAAAAAACCCGACTTATTAGGTCGGGTTTTTATTACTTTTTAGGGGTACCTTTGTTACCCTTACAACTACATCCTTTTTGTCTCATCGTTACTTTTTTTTTATAGATTATTATTTGTGACCCTCTTTTTGGTTATTATAGATTTTAATAATTTGACATTCTCTTGTATCATTTTTTTATCGAAATAATTTTCAACAATAGAAGGTAAAGCTTTAGCTATTTCTTCAGCAATCATTTTTCTAATAGAAAATTCATCAAAATTTAACTTATTAGATGTTACTTTTTTCTCTAAAACTTCTTTTGTTTCTGATATAAAATCAAATTCATCTTTTTCAGTGTAAGCCGATTTTTTACCATAATCAGGATTAATTTCTTTAATTAAATCATCGTCTAAAGAAAATGTTCCTACTGGGTCAGCTTGTGGTATTGGGTTTTCTAACATAGCTTTTTGTATTGCTGCTGGCAATTTAGATTCGATAACCCTTTTTTTATATTCACTACTATTAACATCTATTTTTTTATTAACAACACCACTATTTGTGGGTTTAGATATTTTTTGTTCATTTTCTAAAATTGCTGTATTTTCTTGAAACATTGATTCTGCTTTACTTCTTAAATGTGATTTATCGGAAGAATCATACTGTTTAGCTCTATTATCAATTTCCTTCGCTTTCTTTAATATTTCTGCTAACTTATTATTCATACTTAAAATTTTGCTTGTTTGTAAATTCTTGTCATAGTTCTATCACCACTTTGGTTATATCTAGGTATGTTACCTATACGATTAGATATTGGACTTGTAAAAGGTATTTCATTTAAAGGATCCCAATCCATTATTTTATCTAATAATAAAGTTTTCCAACCTAATTCAGTTTCAGTATCTCCTGCGTATTGATAAACTCTAACTATTTTATTATCTTTTTTTGAGTTACCTAAAACGTAAGATTCAATGTACCTAGTACTGTAACTACCATCGTCTTCTTTATAACGAATTTTTACTCGTTCATGTTTTACAATAGCATCACCGACTTCGGCATCTGAAGCTGCCTCTAAAATAAGTGTATTTAAAATAGAGTAAAGCCTCATTTTACCAATATTCTTCGTTATAATCTATATTGTAGTAACCATCTCCAGGTTTATATTTATTACCAGAAGAGTAAAGTAAAGTATTTTTTGTTAGACGGTCAGTTAAAGTACCAACACCAGTACCTAAATCACCACGACCATATTCATCACCATCACTAAGTGCGTTAGGGTGTACTGAGTTATATTTTTGACCATCAATATTTTTGTAAGTATTAAAAGTCGTGTTTTGTAATCTAACTAACTCCGCAGTTTGTTTTAGTGAAGGTAATTGATTTAATACCCCACCTGGCCCTAAGTCCTCAACTGAATCATTATCAGTTAATATTGGTGCTATTTGTTGTCCGTTTGGCATAATTTTTTGTTTTTATATATCTCATTTATTATGGAATCAACTATTCCTATATTATAAATAGCTTCTTGCCTTAAAATTTTATTAACATCTGAATCGTGTGAATCTAATTTCACACCATCTTTAGTGTGTGTTTTAATATATTGGTTTGGCATTCCTATTGAGGACATAGCTTTTTTCTTACCTTCTATATTACCTCTTAAATCATTTAATGTAATATTTACCCAATCTTTCATTTTACTACCACCATTTAACAAATATGGTGTATCATTTCTTTTACCAGAAAAATTATCAAAAAAGTTTTTTATACGTTTTAATTGTTCATAACTAATTTCATTTTCATCACATAGATTTTTTAATCTAGTATAACCCTCAATCTTTTTATCACCTTTATAGGCATTGTATATTTTTAATAGGTGGTCTTTTAATTCTTCATCTATTTTAACACAATTATTTTTTAGTGAACTATTAGCCATTAATTAAGTTTATTTTTTAGTATTTTTTTATATTCAGTGGGTACTTGTGTTAGATCTAAATCTAAAAGAAAGTTTAATATAATAGCTATCTCTTCACCAGAAGAGTTGTTTTTTTCAATTATTTCTTTTAGAGCATTTACCTTTCTAATTAAAATAGGATTTGTTTCTCTTATTTGTTCTAGATTAGGTATTTCATTTTTATATAAACTATCTTCTTGTTTTTTAACGAATTCACGGTCAAATTCTTTTTTAGTGAATACAGTATTTTCTTTTAGTTTATTTTTTGGGTATTTTTTATTTTTATCTTTCTTTGGCAATTTAATATTGTCTTCTTTTTCATCTTCAGTGTAAAAAGAACGATACATATATCTAGTTTTACCTTGTCTAGTGGTTTTAATAAAATCGTCTGTTGTTGTAGGTGGTTCTGTTGGTGAGGTTGTTGCAGAATCATCTTGATCTATTTTTTGATCACCACTTATTTTAGACCCGTTTTTATTTATTAACTCTGATATTAATATGATATTCATAATGTTTTCTTTATAAATATCATTCTTTTATATTAAAAATATTCTTTTTCTTCCTCTAACAAATCTTTTATCATATACTCAGGGGAAATACCTTTCATTTTCCAAAAACGCATTTCTTCTTCACTCATGGTCATTAATTCTTCTAACGTGTCTTGGTCGCCTTCTTCAGATGGTATACCAGATACTAACTCCAATTCAGTTCTAGTAAAATATTGTCTGTCAGCTGGATTTGTTATTAATAAACTTTCTCTAATATGTGTTCTAAAAACAACTAAAAGTGGTTCCACTTTTTTATTAAAAGATTCGATATATTTTGGTATGTTATAAGTACCTTTTAAATTAGGGTTTTTTTCTATTTGTTCACTAGTGATTAAATAAGAATTAAAAACTAAAGTTCCTTCTGGTGGGTCATTTTTAGTTTTTTTAACCTGTATGTCACCATGAGATTTCTTAGTACCGTTATTTACATAATAAACATCGTCACCTAATTGTACATTAACGTCCTCTTTTATTATCAACTCCATATGTGCTTGTCTAGGCAAATCAGAACCATTTTTATTTTTACCTCTTCTTAAATATTGCTCTACACTTTTTTTAACTTTAGATTTATTAGCTATGTCGGCTAACGGAATATCCATGTTATAAATCTTTTCAAGGTATTCATTATAATAGTCCACAAATTCTTTACCCTGACCTAACAATAACATTTTAATCCCCTTATTAAGGAAGTTTTTAATATATTTTTGGATGGTTTTACCTTTGATTGTGTTTCCTGTTAGTTTAATCTTACCATTTGGTTTTAGTGTTGCATAATTTTTACGAGATAAATTTATTGTCGCAGGCCACACCTCATCAATATCTAAACCCATTACGCCTTGCATAAATCTATCATTATATTCAGCAACATCAGCTTCAATACCTTCATATTTTTTACCTTTTTCAACAAAACGATGATTACCCTTACCAAAGTAAACATGGTCGTTTACCTTTTCTTTATATGAAAAGTTAACACCGTCAGTATCCAATACAAGAGGCTCATACCCTCTAGATATAAAAAATTTAATCATGTGTCTTAAATATTGTCTACCAGTACAAGTAATTGTTTCACCAATATCGATATCACCCCAAGGAAATATGTAAGGAGCCGAAATAGAACCAAAAGCTGAGTTGTTAAAGATTTTAATCGGTAACTGTTTTTTATCAAATTTACTAGCTAATTTATCATCACCCTCTTTAGCGTATTTACCAGCTAAATATTTATACTCATTACGAGTATCTAACAAATATTTTAACATAGCTCTTAAAGCACCAGAAACATCTACCGTTGGGAATACTTCATGTGTTAATTGAATAGACGGGTAAAGTGAGGCGTAGTCAAATTTAGCGATATTTTGACTGAAACCTAATTTTAGGAGTCTAGATAAACCACCAACAAAATCACGTTTTGGTTGTGTATCTGGTAAAGCTAAACTATTTTCATATGACCAAGCCATCATTAATGTTTTCCACATTGTTGCAGTACCCATGGTAATTGAACGGATAAAGTTAGTTGGTACTAATGCTGCAGTTAAAAATCCTGCTTGAGCATAGATATCATCTACTTGTTCAGTTTCTAAAAGGTCATCATGAAGATATTCCCTGACTAAAAACATACCATCAACAATCTCCCATTTATCTTCATATCCTTCTATTATTTTTAATTCACCTGTTTTTTTATCTTCAACTTCTTTAGGTTCTGGTTTAACACCATCAAGACTATACCATTGGCCAGATGTTGGGTTATAATAATAATTTTTATTTTCTTTCCATATTTTACCCAATTGACCACCATCAATATAAACACGGTTATTTCTTTCAATTCCGGCTTCTTTTGAGATGTATTTCAAACCGCCACTTTGTAAACTAGAATTTAAAGCCATTGCTTGTCTAACTCTATGGTAGGTATCCATGATATTATAACCCCAAAGATTGGTTTGAAAATAATCTTCTGTTTCTGCCCCTAATTTTAACGTAGCTGGTTTTCTACTACATTTAATCATTGGGTGTTTAGTTTTTATAATATCTGTGTCTATATTTAGAGAAGTAATTCTACCTGTTTTTTTAGACTTAGAAATTGTGGTCCTTGAAATACCTAAAATTTCCATTCTTTTAAAGATATAATTCCAGTCAAAATTTTCAGAGTTGTAACCAATAACAATAGTGGGTTCTAATTCATGAATTATATCAAAAAATTCTTGGTACATCCTTTTTTCATCCTCAATATTGTACTCACTATTTTCATTATAAGCTGTTAATAATTTTTGAAAACCTCTGTTATCTTTAACCCCAATCATAAAACAATGACCATTTTCAGGTTCAAGACTTGTTGTTTCAATATCGAATGTTAGTTTATGTACTTCAGTATAATCTTCATAACCTTTGAAAAGTCTTTTTCCTGTTTGAATCATAAATTGTTCTACAGGCGGTAATATTTGTATTAAATTATTTTCCTTACTCCAAGGATCAACACCACCTTTAGTAAAAAAATTAACTAAATCTCTATAAGTACCACTAGTCTTAACTAAAAATTTATAACCATTTTCAAGCCTTTCATTATCACCTGTTTCTAATTTTTCTGTGTGAATACCAAATTTTTTGGCAGCTTTTCTTATTTCATCCAAATCATCACCATAAAAACCACTACCACGTAAAGATTTTGTCCAACAAAAAGGTGTGAATTTTTGTACTTTTATTTTTTTACCCTTATTTGGGTCATCAATAACTAAATAAACTTTATTAGTTTCATCAATTGACCAATCATTTGTTTGGTCTAACTCTATGGATACAATGTATTTTTCATCGTCATGACCCTCTAAAAATTTTTTAATATCTTCTGGGGTCGCCTGTTTAATTTCTTTTTTGCTCATATTTTTGATTTTTGGGACGGGTCAAATCTTAACCTCTCACTATTTTTACTTAAAAATAAATATAATAACTTTTCTAGTAAAGATGTTTTTTGAATTAGGTTTATTGAACTGGTGAATATTTATAAAATAAAAGAAAATGGCTTTATTAATTTCAGAAACAGAAAGAGAAAAAATCTTTAGACAAGTAAAACATAGATTGGGTGCCCCAATAAGAAAAGTCGAGTTAGAGGACGAAATGTTAGAAACTTTATTAGAAATCTCAATTGAAGACCATTCTTCTTATATAAATGAGTGGTTAATTGAATCACAATGGTCAGCTTTATATGGTAAAGATTTAACCGTAACTGATTTAACTAAGGCTTTAACCACTAGAGAAACTGGATATGAAGATTCTTTTACTTACGCTTATTCTAAAATAGTTGGTTTACAAGCAAGGGGTCCTTGGGAGTTAAAAAAAGATTACGTTGAGCTTGTTAAAGGTCAACAAGTTTATGAGATACCAGCATGTAGAGAAGTTAATGAAGTTCTTTGGATAACACCACCCACAATAGACCATGCTTTATATGCGGCTTATGGTTTTGGTGATTACGGTTTTGGTGGTGGTTTTGCTCAATTACCTTTTGGTGGTGGAGGTGGTTCTTTTGGTTATGGTGGGTTTTTCTTAGGTTCTGCTTACGATATATTAGCTAGAGACGCTGATTATAGTTTAAAACAAAGAATAATCTCTTCTGATTTAGTATATAAAATAACTGCTGGAGCTAATGGTACTAAGTTATTACACTTAATACCACCTCCAGGTTCTAGAGTTATTTTTGGTAGAATAGGTGGTGGTTTAAATGGCATAGACATTACAGGTAGTAAAGTTTGGTATCACTATTATGAGGCTTGTGAAGAAGATAGACAACGATGTTTAAATGAAAATAAAGATATTGTTAAACTACCATCTGACGTACCAATAAATGTTGTAAACTTTGATGAACTAAACACACCATCTAAACAGTGGGTTAGAGATTACTTTACAGCGGTGTGTAAAGAAACTTTAGGTAGGGTTAGAGGTAAGTTTGGTGGTTCGCTTGGTGTGACTGACTCTGATGTGACAATGGATTTTGATTCTTTACTTAGTGAAGCTAAAGAAGATAAAGAAAAATTGTGGGAAAGACTTAAAGAAAGATTAGAAAGATTAAGACCAGACAAGATGTTAGAAAGAAAAGCACTTGAAGCAGAAAACCTTAATAAAACATTACAATTTAGACCATTGGGTCACCATTGGAACGTTATATAATATTTTATGGCAAATTTTAATACCAGAGTAAGATTCCAAGACAGGGATGTAAAACAATTAAGTGGTGATACAATAGTACTCTCAGGTACAACAAGTATTGACGGTATTTTTAAGTACACACCTGGAGCTGTAGCTGGTTATGTATTAACTTCAGATGCTTTTGGTGTGGCTTCTTGGCAAATGTCTCCTAGTGGAAGTAGTGTATTCACAGGAAACACACCAGCAACCTGTATTACTGATTTATATATTTCTAACCTACACGGTTGTTCACCAATAACGATACATAACAGTATACAATATAATAATTCATTAGCAACAGGTACACTTTCTCACGCTGAGGGTGGTCAAACAACGGCATCAGGTGTTTATTCCCATGCTGAAGGTATTCTTACAAAAGCTTTAGGTATCGGTTCTCACGCTGAAGGTGGTGGTAATTTAGCCTCAGGAACTTATTCACACGCTGAGGGTCAAAGTAATACCGCTTCGGGTTATTATTCCCATGCAGGTGGTTATGGCTCAACCTCCTTAGGTGGAGCCTCTTTTGTACATTCATTTGATTCTTTAATTATTGGTAGTGGTTCTGCCATTTTGGGTGGTCAAAATATAACTGGTTTGACTAACAATACAACATATGTACCTAATTTAACGGTAAGGGAAAATTTTATTTTACATTCTGATTCTGTTTTAGAGGTTGTAGACATACCAGGTTCTTTTGAAAACTCAGCAAAAGGTTCTTATACCGAATTTAATTGGGATGGGATAACAACAAATCTTTTATCAAACAATAACCCTAGTGGGTATACTTCTTTTATTTTAGGTGATTTATCCACATTTCCAACAAATAATAATTATGGTTTTTTAAGTTATTACGGTTCTAGTTATACAAGAACTGCTCTACCACAAACAGGCATTGGTTTTTACCAAAATAAATTAGTGTTAAAAGGTGGTAATGATAGTGATGGTTTAGTAATTAACCCTAAAGCTAATGACCAAAGTGCTAATATTTGGTTTGAAATAGGTAGTTCTTCTGTCCTTAAAATTAAAGGTGATGGTGGTTCAGGAGCTTATTTAGGTTTAGCTATGGACCCAAATGGTGTAGAGGATGCTACCGCTTCTTTACAAATTGGTGGTACTGGTACCACAGGTACTTTTGTATATAAACCATCTAATATACCTTCTTCTTCTGGTGATACTATTGGTGACATTGGTGAATTTAGTTGGGATAATAATTATTTTTACCTAAAAACTAACTTAGGTTGGGGTAGGGTTGCTTTAGATTATTTATTTTAATGGGAATTAGTAGTTATTATTTTAAAAATTTAGAAGGTAAGTTAACCCGTAATAATTATTGGGATGCCAATATAACTTCTGATAATTCTGGTAGAGATTTAAATTACGCCACTAAAATTAGTGATAGTGGTAATTACAATATTGTTACAGATAAATTAGTTTTTTGGTTAGATGTTAACAATACTGGTACAACCATTGATGGTACTTCTTTAAAATCTTTAGTTACTTGGGATGATTTTTTAATAAAATATACTTCTGGTGAAACAGCTAACTGTAATTGTTATTACGGGTTATCTGTTAACCCAACGGGTATAACCTCTTGTGATTGGGGTTTAACGGGGGTGGATAATGGTAGATATGATAGGTTATCTGGTGTAACGGTAACTTTTACTACGGCTGACACAAAAGTTGTACTATATCCTGTAACTGGATACACAGTTAATACCGATAATGGTATAGGAACAAAGGGTAAGTATGACTATCCTTGGACTTATCTACTAAACACCACAACCAACCAAGAAATAAACCCAAATTCTTGCTGTGGTCCAATATCTGGTGAATCTAAAATTTGTGAAGTGGGTAATGTTATTTGTTTAGATGGCGGTTTTTATCAGGGGTTCTTTAAATTAGATTTGGAGGATCCAAACCCAGAAAAGATAAGTGGCACAACTTTTGAATGTGATAAAGAAATACCAAATATAGAATATAAAAAAATAGACCCAAATGCTTTTAAATATGATTTAATGCCAATAAATTTTAATGTTTTAAATGGTGATTGTAACACCGGAACTGGTGGTTGGTCGATGGAGACTTGGGTTAAATGGGATAACTCTAATTGTAAAATTTTATCAGGTAATACATTAAATAACAATTTTAGTGCTAATACTGGTTTCTTTTTTTATATTGGTGCTAGAGCTGAAAATAAATTTAAAAATGTTTTTTCTGGTGAATCTGGTTTATATACTTGTGATGGTGTAATACCTTTATCACCCGAAGGTGAAAAACCAAAAATAAGTAACGAGGGTCAAGATTGGTTTAGTATTAGTGACTATAACTTTAATGATAGTTGTTGTAGAGTTTGTCCAGAAAATGTTGTTAGTGCAACAACAGCCACAACTTATTGTGATGAATTATCAGAAAATGCTTTAGGTTTTAGAATAACACCAGATGGCAGAATAGGTTATCGTAAAATGACAGTTTCTGGGTATGATTATTGGTGTAAAGAAGATGGTAAAGATAGTAAAAATAAAGGTATTTATAATAATTGTGTTAGTAGTAAATTTTATATAACTGGTACCACGATGGAAGAGTCTTATTCCGAAACATCAGTTATATTAAGTGGTGACAATTGGACCCACATTGTAGTAACATATAATCAAAATAGTTTTAAACACGGTTTACCCGCTGGAACATTAAAATTTTGGATTAACGGTAGAGTTGTTTACCGTGTTGAAAATTTCATTGGGTTACAATTAAGGCCCTTAAATGAAAAAAGTTCTAAACAATTAGGTGTTCCATATAACATATCTTGGGGCGGTGGAACCCAAGGTTTATTAGAATCACAAACTTTTAGTGGTCCTGATCCAAAAGACGAAAATTTAGATTTGGCCAAATATTTTGCTGGTACTTTTGACGGTGAATTATCACAGTTAAGGTTTTATAGTAAAACCCTTAATTTACTAGAAATACGTAGTAATTTATATACTGAAAGTAATAGATATTGTATTAGAGAAACTTATGGTGGTTCCTTTATTGTACAACCAAATTTAAATTATTGTGAATGCAAATAAAATTTTAAATATTTATTAAAAAAACTATGGCACAAAATTTCTTCATAAAAAAAAATTCACAACTACCAATATTACAATTAAAAATAATAAATGACGGTAGAAACGATTATAAAAAGATATTCCAAGAGTTAGAAAACGCTGCCATAACTTTTTCTATGATAAATTACGAAACAGGTCGTTATAAAGTTTTTAATCAACCAGCACTTTTAATACCGGTAGATAATGATTCTTGTTTAGTTGGCCAACAAGAATATTATTTAGGTTACAAATTTAAAAAAAAGGAAGTTAACACAGCGGGTGTTTATAAGGGTGAATTTAAAATAGATTTTTTTAGTGATAATACTTCTTTAATTGTACCTATTTACGAAGAATTATTTATCAATATTTCAGATAGTTTTGTTAATAGTACTATTATTTGTTAAGTATAGAAGATATTAAGTCATCGGATATATCCAATTCTTCAAAATCCTCACCTATCGCTTGTGAAATAATGTTTTTCTTTTTGTTTAAAACATCATACATCATTTCATCTATCGTACCAATAGCTATTGGGTAATAAACGTTAACAGTGTGTTTGACCCCTATTCTCCAAGCCCTATCTTCGGCTTGAGCATGATTTGCTGGTACAAAATCCAAATCATTCATTATCACTATTTCGGCTTTAGTTAGTGTAATAGCTGTACCAGCAGAAATAAGATTACCGACAAAAACTTTTATATTATCGTTTTCTTGGAAGGAATCTATGGAGTTTTGTTTTTGGTTACCATTCATAGAACCGTTATGACCAACAGCTAATTTACCAAAATGTTTCATTAGAGCATTAAAGGAGTGAGTAAAATTTGTAAATATTATAACTTTTTGACCATTTTCTACAGCTTGTTCAGCCAATTCTATTGTGTGTTTAACTTTTTCTTCGGCTAAGTATTTTCTTAAAACAACTAATTCAACCATGTGCCTACCATTCCCTAATCTTTTACCTTCAGATTTAGCCCATTCAAGATATTCATCAAAAACACTATTATATTTCTTCATATCATCTATCTCAATATAATAAGGTGCGACAATTTTAGGTGGTAAATCTAAATGGTCTTCTTTTTTTCTTCTAAGAATTAAAGACTTAGTTCTTTCGTGTAACTCATCTAAGTTAGAGGCACCATCTGTAACCCAAATATCTTGTATTTTTCCCGCTTTTGTTTTTTTACGAAATTTTTTACCATCACAATATCTGAAAGCAAAATATTTCCAACTAGAGGTAACAGGAGAATCACACAAATCCAATAGATTAAAGTAATCCATTGGTCTATTTGCTATAGGTGTACCCGTTAGTAACCAATGTTTAGGTATACTATCCGCTATTTGATTCACTATTTTTGTTCTATCTGCTTTTGGATTTTTTACCATGTGAGCCTCATCTAATATAATTAAATCATAACCTTCATTAACTAAATGTCTATGAATTTCCCATTCTTCATATTTTTTTCTCCTATCAATTAGTGTATGGAAATTTTTTAAAATATCATAATTAATTATAGTAAATTTTTTAGGGTTCCAATAACCTGTTTTTAAAATACTAATATCTTCTTCAGGTACAAAATTAGCAATTTCACGATACCAATTAATTTTAGCGTTTGCCGGACAAACAACTAAAACCTTTTCTGCACCAGTTTCTAAAGCGGCCACAATTGATTGGTAAGTTTTACCTAAACCCATATCGTCAGCTAAAATACATTTATTTTTGCTTAAAAGAAATTTAACACCCTCTTCTTGGTGCTTAAAAGCCCTCCAACCTCTTTTATCCTTTTCTTGGTAAGAATCAAAATCTACATTAACATCTACATTTTTTTCGTATAGATTTTCAAATACTTGGGTTTTTGGTACGTAAAAAACTGGTGAGTATTTTTGATTTTTAAAAATCTTACCTTTAACGTGGTAACTTTTTTCTGTGTCTCCTAAAACCCATTCTATAAAAATTTTTTCTGGTGTATGAGTAAGTTCAAATTTTTCTTGTAATTGTTTACCAAAAAAATCTGTAATAGTCACTATTTTATTAACTTCAACAGAATCTTTATTGTAATTATTTTCAATATATTCAGCAAGACTAGGTGTAACAACAAAAGGACCTTCCTCTATTAATTTATTTTTTAAAGATAAAAGGTATTCGTTATTACCCGTATAATTTTCTAATTTTAATAATGTAGTCCTATTTTTTAACTTATTAGCATCTAACATAACTAATTAAATATAGTATAAAATAAAATAAAATAAATGAAATAGGTTTTAAGTGAATATTTATATAAAAAACTATTTTATGAGTAAAAAAAGATTTCCTATTTCTAGACTACATAAATTTTACGATAACACTGATTTTGATTTAGAAAATGAAATGGCTCGTGAATTTATAGAGGGTGATCTTAATTTTACGGTTGTTTTATTTAGGGTTGATAAAATCAAAAGTCAAACAGATGATGTTTATGGTGAATCTAGTACATCTGAAATTAGATTTTACCCACCAGTAGAATTAAAAATTAGACCAGTTTTAGAAAAAGCTGAATCTAAGTCATACTCAGAAGGTTATATTAGGTTCCAAGAATACGGTAATTTTACTTTCACCATTTTTGTTTCTCATTTAGAAGAGCTAGGTGTTGATATCTCTTACGGTGATTATATAGGATATCCAGATAAAGAAGATAATATAAAATATTTTACAGTAGTAGATGACGGTAAAGTATTTTCAGATAACGAACATACTAGGTTAGGTTATAAAGGTTATTATAGAACTATTGTGTGTACTAATGCTGATGAAAACGAATTTAATCCAAACTACTAATGTCTTTACCAAAAAAAAGAAAGACTGATATAAACGTAAAAGTGATAGACCCAAATGGTGGTCCAAAAAATTGGACTGGCCAATTTTTGGAACAAAACAAACAATTTTTACCAAGAGAGGTGGATATTGATGATTTAGATAAGGGGTTTGTTGGTTTTATTGAAAACGATTTAGAGGTTGTTATAGAAGGTCAAAAAGTTCCATCACATTTTTTAACACTACAAAGATGGAATGAATTTGCAAAAACTTGGAAGACTAGTGATAAATATAAAAATATTAAAATACCTTTTATTTCAATAGTTAGAAGACCAAACCCAGAAACTGGTACCAATCCAGCAGATTTTAAAATACCTGTTAGAAAAAATTTTCCATATATGCAAATACCTGTGTGGGATGGTAATAGAAAAGGTGCTGACATTTATGGAATACCAAATCCTGTGGGTATTGATATGTATTATACTGTTAGGTTTTTTACTTTTAAAATGAGGGAACTTAACAAATTAACAAAAAAAGTTTTACAAACTTTTGCTTCAGCTCAAGCTTATGTTAACATAAAAGGACATTATTTCCCAATAATGTTAGAGGGTATTGGTGATGAGAGTCAAATAGATGATTTAAATGGTAAAAGATATTATGTACAATCCTATGACATGAAAATGTTGGGTTATTTAGTTGATACAGAAGAATTTGAAGTTAAACCAGCTATTAATAGACTTTTTGTTACTACTGAGGTTGATGTTGGTAGAGTAAAAAATGTTAGTAGAATTATAAAAGATGAGACTAGTGATGATAAATCATTAAAATGTATTATACAGTTTTTACCTTCAGCTCCTACAAGTATTAAATTTAAAACTGAAATTAAAACAACTTTTAGTACCATAGAAAAAGATAATTTGATTTCCTACACTATATACAAAAATGGTGTACAGGTGCCTATATTACCTTTTACAGTGGACCCAGAAGATGAAATTTATATATCGGTGGTTAAATCTGATCCAAATAAAATTGCTGAAATAACGATTAGAGGTGTAATTATTGTATAATGAGTAATAGATCTTGTGGACCAGATATAATAAAATATTTTGTTGTAGAACCGGCTAGTTCTACTACTTCTGGTTTTTCTATTTGTGAGGGTTTTTTATATGTAGATAAAATAACTGGTTGTACTGATAGCGTAAACATAAACAATAATATTTTTAATGGTGACGGTAGTGTTTTATTTGTTTCTACTATAACAGCTTGTACTGGTATACACACTTCTAATTTATATGGTTGTTCACCTATTACAGTACACACAGATTTAATACCCACAAATAACGATGTTTTAAATTTAGGTACACCTACTAATAGATTTAGAGATATTAATACTGTTAGTGGTAACACTACTGTTTGGCAATCTACAGTTAAAGTCACTACACCAGAAATAGATTTAGGTTTGGATACGTTAGGAAACCAACGAATAATAACGGCCGATAGCTCAATATTACAAAATGATATTTTATTGGGTGGTTTATATTAATGTGATAATATATTTATAATAAAAACAAAAAATTATGGCAACAAGAAGTACTAGATTAATATTAAAAAACAGTGACATAGTAAATAGACCATTACCGTCATCATTATTAGCAGGTGAACCCATTGTAAATACTGCTGAAGGTATTGTATATTTTTCAGGTATAACAACTTCTACACAAGTATGGACTTCTGCTGGTACTGGTAATACTGCAAACTTTTTTGAGGTTGGTTCTAACCTTTATGATTTAAAATTAAGGAATCAAATAATAGAGTACCAAGGAGCCTCTGGTTCTGGTTTGGTAGGTAAAATTTTATCGGGTACTACTTCTGGTTTTGTTTTAGCCGATTCTTCTAGTATACAAGGGGTCGATAGGTATGTCACAGGTGCCACATATAATGGACCAAGTAATGGTAGTAACTTAACTAGTTTTGATTTAGAATATAATTTAATAACAAGTCCCTATAGTATTAATTCAACTGATACTTTTACAACAGGTGCTACTTATGACAATTTTACTAAATTAATTACTTTTGTTAAAAACGATACAACTAACTATACTGTAGACTTAAGTACTTTAGATAATAAAGACACATTTGTTACTGGTTTCACATATAACCCATCAAATAATACTTTTACAATTTCTAGGAATGAGGGTGAACCCGATTTAACCGCATCAATAGGTTCAATTTCAGGATTGACAATCACAAACTTAACTGCGGGTAGGGTCGTTTATGTTGGTGTTGGTGGTTTGTTAACAGATGAGTCAGGATTTGAATATAACGATGGTACAAATTTAATGACTGTTGGTAACATTAATGTTACAAATGCTTCAGGTACAACAGCTAATATTGGCCAAGGTGGTTTAGTAATTGGTTCTGGTGGTTCTTTAACCGTTCCAGGGCTAGGTGATTTAACTGTACACGGTAATTTTACTGTTTTTGGTACTGCAACAACTGTTTCCACTAATGAACTTTATATAGAAGATTCACAAATTACTTTAAATTATAACCCAACAGGTGATACATCTATAACTTCAGTTTCTTCAGGTATAAAAATACAAGACGGTAATGGTACTTCAACAGGTGACACATTCTTTACTATTGGGCAAATGCAAAACCTTACAGGTATTGTAGTCGGTGAAAACCCTGATGTAACTGAATATACAGGATTAACAGGTTACACTAACAGAGGATGGGTCACTCAATTAAACGATATTGTTATTAGAAACAATAATTTTAATGAAGGATCACCTAATGGAGTTAGAGTCTTAACGGAATTCGATATTTTAGATGGAGGATCTTATTAATAGAGATTAATAACAATAAAAAAGGGGGGATTAATCTTCCCTTTTTTATTTTAATACATATTTATTCTTAAAGGTTATATAACCATAAATTTATCCTTAAATAAGGTCACACAATTGTCATAAATATGACGAATAGAAAAAATACATTCCTTTTAAAAAGGTCTAACGTACCCGGTAAAGTACCGTCTCCCGGTGATTTACAATTAGGTGAGTTAGCCCTAAACACAGCTGATGTAATTCTTTATGCATCAGGAACTACAACAAACCAAATATTACCCATAGGTTGGGATAGGTTATCAACGTTATCAGGTGGTACTGTTTACGGTCCCACAATTTTTACAAATGGTTTAACAGCCAACACTTTAACTGTTCAAGGTCTAACACAAACTAGTGGTGTCACATCAACCGGAGGTATTATATTCCCACAAAAGACAATTAACTCAACTTATACTGCACAAACAGAAGATTATACAATAGATGCTTCTGGTGGTACATTTACAGTTTATTTACCAACAGCTGTTGGTATACAGGGTAAATTATATAATGTTAAAAATAATGGTGGTGGTGCGGTAACAGTGCAACCCTTTGGTTCAGAAACAATAGATGATAAACCATTTGTTATTCTTGGTGAGACAAATGCATTACAATTGGTTAGTAATGGTTCCGGTTGGGTAGCTTTAGGTTATAATGTATCAACAGTAAATTCATCAACAGGTGTATTTGAATTTACTGGCATTACAACAGCCTCAACAACAACATTTTACGTATCACCAGTTAAAGGCTGGATTGTTGATGATACAACAAATCCTTTAAGTCCACAAATATATTATTTATCTTATAGTGGTGGGGTAAACACAGATAATTTTGTTAACACTTCCAATGAAACATTTGTGTTTTTAAATAGTGGTGGTATAATATCACAACAATCAACACCTTTAACGGAACAACAAAGAAGACAAAATATATTTTTAGGTAAATTAAGTCACCCAGATAAAACATCAATTTATTCAGTATTTAGCCAACCTGATTTTGTTTTATCCCCATTGGGTCAATTAAGGGATATGTTCACACCTATTAATTTAATTAATGGGGGTATACTACCATCAACAAATGGGGCTAATTTAAAGTTTAATACAAGTGCTGGTTACTTATATGGGTTAGGTATTAATTTTGCAAATAATACTTTAAGTCCAAATACTATTTACGTTACGGGGGAAAACCCTAGAACATTTCAATATAGAACACAAACAGGTGCGACATTAACAGATGTTACAGATATTGACCCTTTAAATTATGATCTTGGGGGTGTTATTACACCAATAACGGGAACAAAAGCAACAAATCAAAGAATTTACTTACAACAAGATGGTTCAGTTGTAGTAATGTATGGTCAACAAAATTACAATACATTAGCATTAGCAATTTCATCAATACAAAATGAATCATTTATATCATTCCCTAATTTAAGTACAGATGCCGTTCTTATAGGTGTTTTATCTGTATTAAGTACAGCAACTGATTTAACTGACACAACTAAGGCTAAATTCTTTTTTGCGTCTAAGTTTGGTGAAACAATAGGTGCCGCTGGTGGAACAGCCGTAACAAATTTACAACAAGCATATAATAATTCAACATCACCTGAAATTACAACAAATTCTATACTTGGTGGGGTTCAATTTAAAGGTGGCACTGGAAATGATAATGATAAAAATATTATCGTTGAAAACAATGCTGGTGTTGAAACAGCTTGGGTTACCGCATCAGGGAATTCAAAATTTAATTCGTTATCCGCAACATCAGTATATACTAATTATATTGATTTTAATACAGGAGCTACTGTAACACAATCGGTTGGTAGAGTAAGTTGGGATTCAGGTACAGGAACATTAAATGTTGCTGTTGGTGATGATGGTACGGGACTAATTGATTTACAAGTAGGTCAAGAAGAAATAGTTAGGGTTTTTAATGATGAGGCAACAACTTTAGTAAAAGGTGAAATTGTTTATGTGTCAGGGTCAAATGGAAATAGACCTAGAGTAAAAAGAGCCGTAGCGATAAGTGATGGTTATTCAGTAACAACTTTAGGTATGGTTAGTAGAAATATCGCATCAGGAGATGAGGGGTATGTTACTACATTTGGTATTATTAGTAATCTTAATACATTAGGTTTATCTGGTGGTACTCCTATTTGGTTATCGGGAACTGTGCCGGGTGCATACACATCAACAAAACCAATCGCACCTGAACATATTGTTCTTATTGGTTATGTTGTTAGAGTAAGTGCAACAGTTGGTTCCGTATTTGTAAATATTTCAAACGGTTGGGAGTTAGATGAATTACACGATGTTAGAATAAGTGGTGTAACTGAAGGGGATTTATTAATTAGAAGTTCTTATAGTGGAACACCTGTTTGGATAAATTCTAAAACTTTAAAAGGTAATTATACTTTTTCCGGAAATACCAATCAAATTGGTAATTTTAATATAACCGGAAACACCAATCAAATTGGTAACTTTACAATTACGGGTAATACTTTTCAATCGGGTAATACTAGTCAGAAAGGAAACTTTAATATAACCGGTAATACTAGTCAGATTGGTAATTTTAATATAATTGGGAATACAAATCAGGTTGGTGATGTGATATTATCAGGGTATTCATATCAGATTGGCAATAATAATTTATTTGGTGATTTTAATGTTACTGGGAACACAAATCAGGATGGTAATTTTTATATAAATGGTCTCATAGAACAAATTGGTGATGTTTACCAAGTCGGTAATGTTTTTCTAACAGGATATACAGAGCAAATTGGTGATGTTTATCTAGTGGGAAATACTGAACAAATTGGTAATCTTTACCTAACTGGTGACACTGAACAAATTGGTGATGTAAGTCAGGTTGGTGATGTTTATCTTACTGGAAATACAACACAAATTGGTAACTTTAATATTAATGGTAATACTGAACAAATTGGTAATTTTAATATTACAGGAAATACAATAATTGACGGTTCTTTAAGTGCTGACACAATAACAATAACAAACACACCATTACTTAATAATACCTTATTTCAGATACTTGGGAGAAATGAAACAACTGGTGATGTTGAATATAGGCAAGTTAATACAATTGGGAACAATGTAACAATTTTAACTGGTGGTACTTACTCCGCTCAAACAACAATTGATAATGTAATTGGTGTTGATACTACTTTAATTTCTACCACAATATATTTACCTGATTCTGTTTCTTCGGGAAGATTGCGGTTTGAAATAAAGGACGTTGGTTTAAATGCTTATAATAACCCAATAACAATTATAGCTTCAGGTACGGATACAATAATTTCATACACCAACTCACAAACACTAATAATGGAATCTGAAGGTGGGGCTATAATTTTATTTAATACAGGTTTAGGTCAATGGTGGCAAATGTAATTATTAACATATTTATATAAAAAGAAAAAATGGCATTTTTACCAGAAAGAAACTATATTGAAGAAACATTAGCCTCAAGTTATAATTTAACTTCTGGGTCAGACATTTTTCAAAGTTCAGATATTTCAAGGTATAGTATTATTTCATTTCAAGTAATTGCTTCAAGTATAAATGGAATTAATAGATTTAGGTTGGAACAAAGTTCAAATGGAACGTCTTGGGTTCCACTTAAAGATATAACTTATGAATTAGAAACAGGGTCGGGTTCTTTAATAATTGAAAAGTCTGCTTTTAGTGGAAAATACGTTAGATTTAATCTAACTGATACAGATTCAGGAACATTAACTGTAATATTAATATGTAAGAGATAATTATATAATATGGCAGAACAAATTTTAGCATATAACACACTTACAAACCTTAGTTCTACTGAAGGTGAATTAACGGTAATTGTTAAAAACTTAGATGACCAAGCAGCATTATTAAGAGACCAAATAAGTCAAAACCAAAAAATGTTACATCAATTAAGAATACAAAATATGTATAAGGCAAGTGAAAATGATTTTATTATTGATGAAAACATTTTTGAAAATGACGAAATAGATTAAAAATAAAAAAAATAAAATATGGCAACAACAATTCAAGATGGAACCGGTAAAGGGTTTCAAGCAAAAATAGACGATACGAATCGTTTAGAAGTAAGAGCGGTAGTTGAGGATAGTGCGTTAGAAGGTGCAAGTGAAGGTAATACCTTTGTTGTAGGTACACCTTTTTTAACACAAACAAGTTCTTCAGCAAACGGATTATTATACTTTAACTTTAATGAAAATGTTTCATTATTTGCTAAAACTTTTTCTTCGCAAGCAAGATGGGCATCAGGTGCAACATTTCAAAACTACTTGATAAATGTTTATACAGACGTTCCTGAGTCTGTGTTAGGTGGAACTTGGATAGATTTTACACCATTTAACGCGAATATCGGAAGTTCTAACGAATTATCAGGAACATTTAAATATGGTTCACCGGCAGGAGCTACTGGGTTTTCGGCATTAACACCATCATTCCAATTAGCATTTCCTGTTAATGTTTATAATCAAATTAATACAAACTTAATATTTCCAAAAGGGGTTGGTATATTATTGTCGATTGTTCCCCCATCAGGAAACGTACAGATGCCGATAAACTTTACAACAACTGTAACTAAATTAAACTACATATAAAAAAATTAAATTATGGGATTTCAAATACAAGACGGAACAGGTAAGGGTTATGTGACTGGAGTTGATTCTAAAAATAGATTATTAACTGCAACCATTAATGAAACAACTTTCCAACACGCAGCAGAACAAGGAGACGCATTCTTTTTGGGGACACCAACAATTACTTTAACAAATGCTGCAGCAAGTGCAATATTTTTTATTGAAAATAATGAAGACCAACCATTAACCATCGGTGAGTTTTTAATTATGGCTGATGCGACAACAGGAGGTAGTCCAGCGGCATTTAAAGTATCATGGTATAAAAATCCAACAGATATTTCAGGAACCACTATTTCGGCACTTAATCAAAATTTTGGTTCATCAAATGAATTAGATGCAACAATTAAATACGGATTACAAGGTTCAGTTGTTTCAGGGGGTGAATTAGTTGCGACACTCTCTTTTCCTATTGGTCAGTTTAATAGAGTAGAGGTGAATTTAGTATTAGAAAAAGGATCTTCTTTTGCATTAACGGTTACTCCACCAACAGGTAATTCATCAATGCCAGTTACATTTGGTGCAAGATCAATACTTTTTGATAGGAATTAAATATGTCTACAAGAAACAATATAATTGATGCCACGGGTTCAAACTATGGTGCGAAGGTTGATAAATACAACACCTTATGGGTTAGAGATTTAGGTATACCACCAACATCAGATCCAGACGGTACTGGTGGGTCCGCATTAGCATTAGGGGAAGTTCAAACCGCATATAGAGAATACCTAACTTTAAATGGTGATGGTGTGACTTTTGACGCAAGAGTTACAGGAACACTAGCATCTCCTGTTAGTTTTTTTGTTGCGGCAGAACAAGGTTTTGATATTTATATAACATCTTTAGCAATCGTGGCTGCTGGTGGTGGTTTGACACTTGCAAGATTTGGTGGTGGTACCGCACTAACAAACGGTTTAAAATTTTATTATCAATCAGCAAACGGAAATATTATTATCGGTAATGATATAAAAAGTTCATTTGATGTTGTAAGATTATGTCAAGGAAATCCGGCATTTACTGATGCTTCATCTGGTGCGTTTATTGCATCAAATGTTATTGGTGCAAGTGAGGCTTTACTTCAAGTTTTAGATTTTAGAAAAACTTTTGGGTTACCATACGGTATAAGATTAAATACTAGTTCAGTTAATAAGATAGTTATGGAGGTCAGAGACGCAATTCTAACAACAGGACCAACAACAACTACTCAATTTGATGTAATTGCATACGGAACAAGAATCAAAATTTAAGTAATCTCATCCCCGTATATATCAGTTTTAGTTTTACACTTTTCTTTTATTAATTTTTCAACAAAAGCAAACATTTTAAAACCATTTTTTTGGCAATAATCTTTTAGTATTTTATGTGTTTGTGGCGTTATTTTTAAATTTTTGTCCCTTTTCATATAAGCTTTTTTTATAAGTATGATAAAAGTATCTTTTTTTTCATAGTTATTTTGTGGTATATACCACAAAATAAATTTTTTGCTTTTTTTGTCAATATTTATTTAGAAATAACATAAAAGAAAAAAAATATTTTCAATGGCAGATAATAAAATTTATGTATCACCTGGAGTGTTCACATCAGAAAAAGATTTAACATTTGTATCCCAACAAGTCGGTGTTACCACACTAGGTATTGTAGGTGAAACAACTAAAGGTCCAGCTTTTGAACCAATATTCGTTACAAATTACGAAGAGTATTCAACAATTTTTGGTGGTCTTAATTCTAAAATTTTCAAGAACGGTAAACCTCAATACGAGGCTTCTTATATAGCTAAACAATATTTAAAGGAGTCTAATCAGTTATTTGTGACTAGAGTACTTGGGTTAACCGGTTATGATGCTGGTCACGCTTGGGCTATTGTTGCTGACGCTAATTATGACCCTTCAACAATAACTACTGCGGCAACAGATACATTTACCGCACAGTTTTCCGGTTCAAGTACAAACTTAACATTTTTTAACTTTTCACCAGGTTTAGGTGGTTTAGAAGCTTTTGAGTTAATAGACTTATTTGATGGCATAAACGTTAACCCATACACTGGTGTTGGTACTGAATTTAGTTTACCTGGTGGTGGTCAAATTGCTTGGTCTAAAGTAGGTGGTTCTTTTACTGGTTCTAGTCTTATCGGTGAAGTTACTTCAGAAGACAGTTTTGCTTTAACTGGTACTGTTTCAGGTAACGTTTATACTTTCACTGCTTCCGCTTATTCACAGTACGAAAATAAAGTAATAGCAATGATTAGGTCTAGAGCTGATATAATTGCTGATAATCTATATTGGAGAACAGACCAATCAATTAATGGTTTATTAGGTGATTTTAGTTTAACAGAATTTGACCCACTTGGTAATTTTGTTCTTTCAGCTGCTAGCTCTGGTTTAACCAGTGTAATTACTTATGACGTATCATTAGATTCTACAAGAAGAAATTATTTACCTAGAGTTATTGGTGAAACTTGTTCAGATAGAGATACTAGAATTTGGGTTGAGGAAATTTACCCTAATATGTTGATTGATTTAATTTCAAACGGACAAATTTTAGGTCTTAAACCACAACTTTTACATTTTAATACTTTCAACAATTACCAACAACAATGGCAAACACCTGAAACTCCTTGGGTTGTTTCTGAACTAAGAGGTAATAAAGTTGAAAAGTTATTTAAATTTATTTCCATATCAGATGGTAGTGAGGCAAACAGAGAAATAAAAATTTCAATACAAAGAATTAATTTAGAAGATAAAACTTTTGATGTTGTTGTTAGACAATTTAATGATTTAGATTCTAGACCACAAATTTTAGAAGCATTTTCTAAATGTTCTTTAGACCCAACAGATAGATCTTTTATTGGTGAAAGGATTGGTACTGCCGATGGTGAATATGTTTTAAAAAGTAGATTTATAATGTTGGTTTTAAACCCAGAAGCACCAATAGATGCTTTCCCTGCTGGTTTTGAGGGGTATAGAGTTAGAGATTATGTTTCCTCAACGTCAGTTTCAGCAAAAGCACCTGAATTAGAATATAAAACTACTTATGATTTAGTTAACGATAAAATAAGAAAAACTTATTTAGGTTTATCTGATATTGTTGGTATTGACCAAAACATGTTTAATTGGAAAGGTTATACTAACGATTCAACACCTAATATGTGGACTGCTACAACAAAAGGTTTCCATTTAGATAGTGGAGCAACAGTAGCTGGTGATTTTATTGTTGGCTGTTGTCCTTTTACAGACGCTTTAGCAATAGTTGACACTGTTTATGAGAGTGTTAACGCTAGGAAATTTACTTTTGTACCTTATTTAGGTTTTGATGGTTGGAATTGTCATAGAGAAAGTAGTACAGTACCTAGAACAAACACTGATAGATATAGAATTGGTAGAACAGGTTTTTCTAATGGTTTAGCTAACGGTGAGTTTATACAAATATCTAATACTGAAGCTACTTCAGATTATTACGCATACTTAGGGGCTATTAGAACTTTTGCTAACCCTGAAAGTGTGAATATAAACGTGTTTACCACACCTGGTATAGATTACCAAGATAACGCTGATTTAGTTCAAGAAACTATAGATATGGTAGAAGAAGAAAGAGCTGACTCTATTTATATCGTAACTTCACCTGATGGAGCTGTAGACGACAACACAACATTTGACCTATCTTCTTTAGGATTTAGTAGTATCGATAAATTAGGTCCAGAAGACATCGTTGATGTTTTAGAAAACGCGGATATTGACTCTAACTACACTGCTACTTATTGGCCTTGGTTACAAATGAGAGATAGTGAAAATAGTGTTAACATTTTCTTACCACCAACGTTGGAGGTTGTTAAAGATATCGCCTTAACAGATAATATAGCTTTCCCTTGGTTCGCGACAGCTGGTTACACAAGAGGTAGAACTGAGGCTATTCAACCTAGAATAAAATTAACTGAATCACAAAGAGATACACTTTATGAAGGTAGAATTAATCCTATGGCATTTTTCTCTGATGAGGGTACTTTAATTTGGGGTAATAAAAACCTACAAATTAGAGATTCAGCTTTAGATAGATTAAATATTAGAAGATTATTATTACAAACTAGAAAACTAATTTCAGCGGTAGCGGTTAGATTGTTATTTGAACAAAATGACCAAATAGTAAGAAACCAATTCTTAAATTTAGTTAACCCTATTCTAGATAATATTAGAAGAGAAAGAGGTTTAGCTGACTTTAGAGTAGTTCTTTCTAGTGACCCAGAAGAAATAGATAGAAACGAAATGAGAGGTAAGATTTATATTAAACCTGTACCTACATTAGAATTTATTATATTAGAATTTAATATTACTCCGACTGGAGCGTCATTTGACGACATCTAAAAATTAAAAAAAATGGGGAGGTTTTAAGCAACTTCCCCATTTTTTATATATTTATTAATAAAAATATAATTATGTCAAAAATCATAACAAAAAAACAATTAAATCTAGTAATAGAGTCTACGATTAAAGAAGCGACAGACTATATGAACGAAGCTGAAATTAAATTAACAAAACAACATATGGATGACTTACATAAAAACGGTCATTGTATGTGTGATGATAAATGTTTAATTTACTATGAAGATATTAAAGGTGATGAGAAAAAAATGTCTGAACTTTTAACTAAATTATCTTCAGAAAAAATGGATTGTGTTGTTATTTCTAAACAACAAATGGATATGTTACACAAAGATGGTAAATGTGAATGTGACAACAATCTAACACTTTCTTATGAGGATTCAATGAATGAAGGTGATTACATGAAAGAAGGTGAAATGTGTTCTGAGTGTGGTTCTGGAACTATGATGGAAGGTACTTGTAATGAGTGTGGTTATTCTATGAATATGGGTGAGGACGAAATTAAAAACCCTGGTAAATATATGGGTGGTGAAAGACAGAAAGCCGGTATTGATGATGATGGTGATGGTGTTCCTAATAAGGCCGATAAAGACCCTAAAGATGGTAATGTCACAGAAATTAAAGTAGGTGATAAAACTTATAAAGTTGTAGACGAATCAATTAATGAATTAACAGAATCTTTAATGAAAACAACTAATAATAAATTATTAAAAGAAGAGAAAGATTTCTTTAATAAAATCATAAATTATAAAAAATAAAAACATGAAAACAAGATATAAAGTAACAAAACAACAATTAGAAATGGTCGTAGAATCATTCGTTACAGAAAATTCAAATAGAAGAACTAGGAGAATGAATGAAGCCAAATTAAATGAAATTTTTGGTCTTGGTAAGAAATTTGAAGAATTAATGAAACAAGCTAAAGAAAGAGCTAATAAATATTTAGATACATTGTCTGATGAAGAAAAAGAAGAACTTGCTAATTCTTTAATTGAAAAATCACCAAAAGCCGCTAGAGAAGTACAAAACGCTTCTTCTATGGATTCTTTATTGCCTTCAGCCGAAGAAGCGGCTGAAATAGCTGATGAAACGGGTTTAACAACAGAAAGTCTAAAATTAAATGAAGTTGGTAGTGGTAAATTTAGACAAATATTTGCTAGACTTGTTGCACTAGTTGGAGCTCCTTTATCCGCAGCATTAGCTATAGCTGGTATTGCTGGAGATGCCGCGGGTTGGGCAGATTCACCTTGGTCAGTAGTAGCTCACGATTTTATTAATATGTTTGGTCAGGCTAGAGGCTTTGTGGTTATATTAGGGTTTCTTTTATTTCTAGTTTGTGTAATGTGGGGTAGTTTTAACTTTAATGTCGCTAAACAAAGAGCGGCAGAAAAAGAAAGAGCGGCAGAAAGAGAAAGAAAAAGAATGGAAAAAATGGCTAACCAAGGTGGTAAACAAATGTAATTATAAAAATATAATCAAATATTATAAAATGGTATGAGTTTAACTCATACCATTTTTATTTTGTAGATATTTAATTAATTCATTAATAATAAAATTAATTTCATCATTTTCTTCAGTCATAGTTTTTTTATTTAAAATATAAGGACTAATAATAACCCAAGATATAAAATGTGTGAATAAAAACAACAAAATAGAAATACCAATTAAATAAGATATCAAAAAACCTATTGATAGGGATAATAATAAATAAAACACATCTGTGTTTACATTCTTAATAACTCTAAGAAATAAAATAATAGTTTTTATTTTAAACCTTGACTTAGATTTATAAGATTCAATTTCTTGTAATAATTCTTTTTTTTCCATTTTTATATTAATTTAATATTTTTCAAACCAAAGTTTTTTTATTTCTAAATTTTCAATTTTATGTTTGTTCTGTTTAGTCAAAATATTTTTTTCTTTATATTTAGAAACAAGAAACCAATATTGCCTCATAACATCTTTTCTTTTACCATAATTAGAACTAGCTAAAAACAAAGAAATAAAAGAAACGATACCAAAAAATATGGTTACAGTTGTAAAGATAGTAAAAAAATAACATATAATTAAACAAATCAACTGTAAATTTAAATGTCTGATATTATTATGTATTTTATTTGTCAGGTAATTCATATAATGAACTTTTTCTAAAATATCAGAAATCATATTTTCTTCGGTAAGTTTCTCCTCTTCATCAAATAAAAAATCTAAATCTGTCATATCTTATAAATATTATAATACAAATATAACATATTTTTACTTAAATAAAAAAATTTAATCACATTTTTTAATATTTATATATAAAAAGATTTTTATGAATATCAGAAAAAAAATCATATCAGAATTAAATAGGGTTAAAATTGGTAAAATATTAAAAGAAAGAGAACTTAGAATATATACTCTTGATTGGGATGATAATATTTTAGAAATGCCAACCACCATTAAAATGGATAAAAAAGTTGGTAACTCTTGGGAGCCTGTTGAGGTTTCTACTGAAGAGTTTGCTAAAGTTAGAACAAGTCCTGATTATAGGCCAAGGAATAATGATTTTAAACAAGCTTTTATAGATTTTACGTTACCCGATACTTTTTTAAGAGACACAGAAAAGGCTATTAAACTAAATAAAACATCACCTAGTTTTAATAAATTTAAAGAAAATTTAATCTATGCAAACCCATTTTCTATTATTACAGCTAGAGGTCACGACCCGCAAATAATTAAAAAGGGTGTTAAATTATTTATCGATATTGTTTTAACGCCACAAGAAAAAATGGGAATGGTTAAAAACATTAAAAATGTTTTTGAGTATGAAAAAATATATAGTCAAAGTTTTTTAGATAAGATGGAAGATTTATCCATGGAACAAATTATAGACCTTTATCTAGATGAAAAAGGTGATTATTACCCTGTTTCTTCTGCTGAATTTGGTAAAAGAATAGGTTTAGATGTTACTGGTGGAGCTTCAAATCCTGAACATTCTAAAAAAATGGCTCTAGCTAATTTTATTGAAAAAGTTTTTTACAACGTTGGTAAATTAATCGAAAGTGGGCAATATACAAAAGTTTCTTTAGGTTTTTCTGATGACGATGTTAGAAACGTTAGAGCAATGATAGAATTTATTGAAGACGAATTATCCAAGATGTACCCCGAAATTCACTTTGTTATTTATGACACCTCTGAAGGTGGAAAAAGAAAACTAGTTATTGAAAAAGGATGAGATCATTAATTAAAAAAATATTAAAAGAAGATTTTGAATGGGCTAGTCAAGTGGACCCACTAAAGTCTTTTGAAGATTATTTTTATGGTAATTACCGAATGAATACTTCACACATAAAAGATAGTTTTTCACCAGGTAGATGGATTAGACGTGATATTAATTGGTGGAAAAATTGGATTCACGAAGTTGAAATGTCTCATGCAACATTTCTAGAAGAAATAGAGGAGTTAAATGATATGGTTCATGATTTGGTTAACCCTGTAGACGGTTCAAAAAAATATTATCAATTATCTGAAGATGTTTATAGTTTCCTAAAACCAAGTCCAGCTTTAAATGGAAAAAGTATATTTCAAGATTTAGCTTTAACAATATTTGATGCTTATACAGAATTAGGTCCTTTTGCAGAAGATAACAATTTAACCATTTTAGAAACTTTAAATGTTTTTAAACAATGGTTAAACAAAATGGAATCTGAGGATAGAACTTTACATAGATCATAATGAAAAATTTAATTAAAAAAATATTAAAAGAGGATTTTGACTGGATAAATGATATCCCTTCATTTATTGAAGTTACTGAACCAGTTTCCCAAAATAACCCTAAAGATATGTTTAGATTAAATTGGACCAATTCACATTATACTGGTGATTATGATGTTTGGGCTGATGAATGGTATAATTTTAAAAACGATTCTGATGGTATAACTAAATTAACAAGATTTGTTAAAATATTGCAAAACGGGGTAAATCCAAGAAGTGATGATTTTGATTTTAATTTATTATCTGATTTATATTTTAAAGGTGGGCATGATTATATAGTAACTAAAGAAATGGAAAACATACTTTCTAATTTGTCTGATTATGATGAAGAAGAAAAAAAAGAAAAATTAGTTGAAATGTTAGAAGAAAATTTATCTGACCTTGGTGTTTATCAATATAACTCATCTTTACAGAGATGGCGGGTTACTTACTTTGATGAAAACGGAATAGAGTTTAATACAAAAATTAATATAGTATAAAAAAAGGGACCCGAAAGTCCCTTTTTTTATTTTTTATTTTGTTTACCAATAATCTCATCAATAATACCATATGATAAAGCTTCTTCAGAACTTAACCATAAATCACGTTGTGCATCTTTTTCAACTTGTGTGGGTTTTTTACCACAATAATCACCCAACAATCTAAACAATTCTTTGTTAATTTTTTCCCATTCATTCATTGTAATTCTAGCATCTTGAATATTACCCATTGCTCCACCACTAGATTGATGTAGCATCGTTCTTGAGTGAGGTAAAGAAGCTCTCATCCCCTTTGTTCCTGCCCCTAATAAAACAGAACCCATTGAAGCTGCCATACCTGTGTTGATGGTTTGGATATTATTTGGGATATAATTCATAACATCTACCATAGATAAACCAGCTTTAACTGAACCACCAGGTGAGTCGATATGCATTGTAATTGTTTTCTTTGGGTCTTGTTGTGACAAAAACAAAAGTTGTGCTTGAACAATAATAGCCATCCTATCGTCAACTGGTCCTGCACACCATATAATTCTATCCATCATCAATCTATCAAAAACTGACATTACAGCAACATTAAGTTGCCTTTCTTCGATAATTGTTGGTGTTACTGAGTTAGTCACCATAGGTGTAATTGATTGAAATCCTTGATAATCGTGTAGTGTATTAGAATTAACACCTAGATGATTAACAGCATAATTATTAAAATCTTTCATATTTTTTTATTTTTATAAAACTATTTATTATTGAATAATAAGTCAAATAAAAAAAAAACAAAATGGGATTAGAAAAACTAAATGTTTATGTGACCACAGACGGTAATATTTTTGAGTCTTTAGAGGAAGCAAAAAATAATCAAGAAAAAATAGATAAAGAAATTAAAGAAAATGTTTTAAGACAAAAATTTACTAATTCTATTTCTTCTTTAGCGAGTAAATACTCTTCTATAAATAAAAACTTTAATACAATAAATGGGGTACTAGTTGGGGAATTAACACATTATGAAATGTTAGAAAAAATGTTATTAACAGACCCTAAAAACGGTTCTTTATTTTTACGTGATGTGGTGAATATTTTAAGAGCTCTTTCTTCTGGTAGAGAATTACCGACAAAAGAAGGTGAAATTTTTGTAAAAGGTTAATAACAAATAAAAAAAATAAAAAAAAAATAAAAATGAGTATTAAAACATTAACTAAATATAAAACAACAGACGGTACTTTATTTGATT